AACCAAGTATACTGCTTCTCCTCCATTGCCGTCGTTAAGCACCCCATCGTGCACAGAAATTAAACCTCCTTTACGGGTTTCTAGTTTTAAGCTGTCTGTGCCTGTAACATAATTCGTAGCAGCACTCTGAGCAAATGGAGACTTATATACCTCTACTCTATTTGTATTTACGCCGTCACTAGTTAAACCCGTTTTAACATGGGTCCCATTATGATAAATCTCTAATGAAGGCGCAGTACCAACAGAGCCATTATACAGCCCAACAATATTATGTTTGTTAGTCTCTACAACAGCAAAGTTAGAATTTACATTCTCAATTACATCAGCTAGCTTTATTGCCATCTTCCTTAAGGATTAAATAGTCCATCGCTGCGAGAAGGACATTTGGTTCAATAGACAGCTTGCCGTCATCAAACAAAGTTACCTTCTTCAGTCTGACTTTTTGATCCTCGTTTAGTAACGCTTCTACGTCAGTACGAAACTCGTCAGCTAATTCATCGCTGACTTCAGGATTCCCTTCCTTATCTCGCGCTGCTTTTTCTTGCAAACTCGTGATATACTTTTGGCGACTCTCTTCAAACGTTTCAACTACAGGTTGAAGCTTAGAAATGTTTTGCGCAATCATCCAACTACTTTTCAGTGGGAGGTTCATTGCACTAAGTTTTTGAAAGGCCTGATAGACCCCGATACAATCTTTTAGTAACATGCTATAAGTTTTTGGTACTGGTACAAATATATGCTTTATCCAATTACAATGATATCATAGACTTCATTGTCAGCCGTAATCCCTACCGTCACACGTACTGATGCATTGTTAATAGGCTCATACTTACAGAAAACTGGAATTGGAGTACCAGTTGGATCTTTAATAGCTATCGCATAAATAGATTGAGTATCCAAGTTGTGCTTGATTACATACCCATTAGCGCCTTGAATGTCTGGGGCAAAGTTGCTGCTCCCATCAGCGGTAGAAGTAATAGTGATTCGACACTTAGCTACAGCTCCTAACGAGCGAGCTGCTGCTGCATTAGCAAATTGACCATCGGGCATCGTTACAAGAGTATCAGCCTGATCTGTTTGAACAACAGTGTCTGCTGCCGCCATATTAAACTTTAGCGCAGCCACGTTATCTGCGCCGCTAATCAGTTGCGTCTCGGTGTAGTTTCCTCCGTCTGCATGACGAGTAAACTTAAACTTATCATCACTAATATCGTATCGTAACGCTGCAAACTCTGTAATAGCAGCACCTCCTGTAGTTTTAACAAAGTTGAAACCAGTGTCTATAATAGAAGTGCCATTTGTAATAGCGTTAGAGCCATCGCGTGGCACCCCAAGAGCAAGCACTGCATCTTCAAAGTTAACCGCAGTAGAGTTAGCTTGAACAAAGTCCCCACTAACTGTTAGGTTACCAGTGATACTAAGGTCACTTGTTATTGTACCGCCGCTCAAAGGCAAGTATAAATTAGCAGCGGAGGCTTCTGCAGCTGCTACTATTGTTGCTTGACTTGCATTGGTAACACTACCCAGTCCTACATCTGCCTTAGTTACTGCTGCAAAAGTTGGAGCTGCAGCATCAGTGCCATCGCCCACTGAACGCATAAACAGGTTAGTAGTAGCTGTGTTACCCGCAAGGAATGCAGTAGTATTTGCATCACTCTGGTAAGGTACACTGCCTAAAACCCCTCCTGCAATAGCTGTAGCTTTTGCTGCAGTACCTGAAGTGTTCTGGTCACCCGCAGCGTTTACACCCGGTAAGTTAATATTCTGAGAACCATTAAATGATACTCCACCAATTGTTACAGCAGCTGCCAAGGCTGTTGCAGTAGCAGCGTTACCAGTTGTTGAGCCAGAAGAACCGCTTACGTTACCAGTTACATCACCAGTCAAGTTACCGGTGAAGGTAGTAGCGTGTACCTGCGCCCACTTTAGAGAGCCCGAACCTAAATCCTTACTATTATTAGTACTAGGAATAAAATCACTAGCAATACGACTACTAAAAGTTACGGTGTCTTCAGATGCGAGGTTTCCTAAGGTTGAGTTTCCATTAACCTGTAAAATGGCTGTTGTAAAGCTAGCTGTAGCGGATAAAGTCGTAGTAGTTAATATCCCACTGTCTGGGTTATAAGTAGCAGGATTTACACCATCTACCTTAAGAGCAGCGGAAGCATTTGCTCCGTCTGCGAAAACAAGTGGAAAAGCAGTATCATCAGCAGATGCAGAGATGGAGACGTTAGTAGCAGAACCTAGTCCAGTGCCTCCAATATATCGATACGCTTTGATGTAAACTACATCGCCATTAGCAATAAGGCTTGTATCTGTAGTAAAGTTAGCAGACCCCTGAAAGTCACCTGTTTCACTAAGGTTTTCATTGGTCCAAAACAACACTCCCGCTTCATAGTCAAAGAACCAGTCTGCGGCTGCGTTACCCCCAAAGCTAATCTCTTGGATGCCTTTATTTGAAGCATCAGCGTCGGTACCATCCCAGCTTGTAGCACCTACATAAACTCTTGCAGCATAAGCGCCCCCATAACCAGGTCCGATCCAATTCTTTAAGCGATTATCGCTGCTATCTAAAGCAACCCATTGCTTACGGAAGTTAGAGTAGTCGCCTGCATTCCCAGCAAGACTTACAGCGGTAAGCTCGAGCGGGGCATTTTGACTACCACCGGCATTCGGAGTATATACTTCTACCGTAGTGTCTGTGTTGGTTGGAGGAGCGGTTGGAATGCTTGCTGCATTAGTCCAAATATTGGCCGGCTTGACTGCTAAGAAAGAGTCATGTACTTCGTTAGAGAAGTTGTAGTTATCACTAGATCCCCCCTTGGCAACCCCGTAAAACAGTTTTTTGATTAAGAGGTCTAACTGCTCCTCTCCGCTAAATGTAGCCATTGTTTGTAGATATTAAGGATTAGGCCGTAGCACACAGTCCGATTTTACGCACGTAGTCACCTGCTTTTAGCTTGACTCGTACATAGATAAAATTATCACTGCCGGTTTCCCATCGTGCCCCTCCAGCATTAAGAGCTACAGTTTGTAAGCTTGTTGCTGTTTTAGAAAGAGGCGTTCCTGAAGCACACCCTCCTACTGGTACATTACCATTGCTGGTACCATTTAAAGTAGCTGGCATCCAGCCTCCTGTAGAAGAGTTAGCTCCTTCTAGGTTTGTGGCCCCAGCACCGTCAAAGATTTTGATGAAGACGTCACCACCTCCGTCTAAGTCTCCCTGAAACTTCAAGTAAACAGTTGCAACAGATGTCCCATTGATAGGGAAGCGATAAGTAACGTATTGGGCAGTACCACTTGTACGACCGCTAAAGTTTTGTGCAGATGCAGCAAACGTATATCCGCTAGTAAAGTTGCGCAGTTCATGAGCACACTCTAAAGAAGTGCCTGCAGAATTAATACAGGTAATAGCATCCTGTGCATCTAGAGATAAAGAACCACTAGTGTTGTTACCGTACTGGGGACTCCATAGAGTATAAGCTGATACTGCGTCACTTGGATTGTCTACATAAGTACCAGTAATAGCATCTGGGTCAACTACGCGCTCACCTTCATTATCGGTTGAGTGCAAGTCGGTATACAAATTGTCCTCATAAGGGTAGAGGTTTGCAAGCGATTGTGCAACGCTGCCTTTATCCCAAAAAGCATAGTTAGCGCCTGCAGCAGAGACTCTGTTGTTAAGATCATTACCATGTATAGAAAGACCGTTAATCTTAGGAACATTACTGTTGCTCACACCATTCAAATCTTTAAATCCCTTCGTCCCTGCGACAGCCGTAACTGAAGAATAGTCAGAATTTCCAAAAGTAACAGATTGATTTAAACGTAAATCGTCTACAGAAGTAACGCCACTAATATCTGTGTAGCTTTTAGAAGCTAGTGCAGGAAAGATATCTCCATTCGTGGACGTCAAGAAGGTATTATTAGTTGCGCTTGAGGTAGCGCCGTATACCAGTGCGGATGACGGTATAATTGTTTGTACTGCTACTGCGCTAGGTAGGTATGTTGGTCTGGTCCAAAACTTTTGACCACTCATATAAATATTATCTCCAGCGTCTGTTGCAACCCCAACTGCAGTAACAGAAATATCGGTTGAGCTAGGTGCTCTATAAATAGTATTGCTTATGCCATTGTTGGAGGCATCCTCAAGGGTGAGTTTGTGGAATCCTTGCAGAAGAGAGGCCCCAATATCTAGTTCTACTTTATCTATTCCTTGATAGAATCCTGCAGAGTCACCTGTAGTTGGGAAGTTGCCATAAGTTACCGCTAAAGTAATTGCTCCTCCATGAGTATTTTGGTTAGCAGCCAAGGTTGCAGATGTTGCGGAAGTGGACGCTAGCGTTACAGACTCGTCGTTCAGTCGGAAGGTTAGCACAGTAGGGGCTAGATCATTATCTCCTTCTGACCCAACAGAACCAGGGCTAAACTCTGCATTAATGGAAGTATCAGTCTCCCAGTTTACTGTGTTACTGCCACTACCCGCTGTATATGATGCGCCACTGTTATTTGTTGCATGCGTGATATTATTACCACTGCTGTCCTTCGGAGTAAGGCGAGCATTAGCACTAGCCTGAACTCCAAATGCACTTGCAGCTAGGCCATTTTCAAATGTATTCCAATCTGTTGGAGCTGTAGGAACCAAAGAACCCAGCGTTTCATTCAATAAATCGATAGCATCTACAATTGTCGTGCTCGCCGTAAACGATCCGATTGCCGGGTTACCATCAGTCAAGTCTCCATCTGTTGGAGTACCTAAAGTAGTGCTACCTGCAGGTACCCAGTTTGTGCCTGCAGCATGGCCCCACGCATTGCTGTTGTTATCGTTGCCCGTAACAGTCCCGCCTTTAAAGATGTAGACCTTTCCGTCAGCGGTATTGATTACAATAGAACCTTGTCTGCGAGCGTTGACTGGAATAGCAGCTAACTGAGTATTGTCAAAAGCAGATACAATATGCACACCCGCAATATTATCCCCAACTACATCTACAATAGGGTAGCTGGTGTTTTGATTTTCAAGGGTGTCTCCAAATTTGATTGCCATATCAATGTAAGATTTCGATGTTCAAAGTAATGTCCGAGTCAAATGCCCCGGGTTGAATGCTTCTATAAATTTTGTATAAAGGAGACGCTGTTCCAATGGTTCGAGTATAACCGTTACCGCTGTTATCGTCTAACACCCAGCTGTCGGTGTAGTCTGCTACACCCCTAACGTTCACTTCTGCCGCAACCTCTCCTAAAGAAGCCGCAAGTGGCATAAAGAGGTATGTAAAGTTACTTGAATTACCTGTATTTGAAGTACAATTTACAGACATATTTTGAGAAGCCTGAGTTTGATCTACTCCAAGTGTTTGCACTACCGCCGTTGAAGCGTTTAAAAAAGCAGTGAAGCTTCCTGCAGAAACTACTGTAGCAGCCGTTCCCGTTCTAACAAGCACAGCGTTACGATGGTGAATCTTTACAGTCTTCGTAAGTGCTACAACTGATCCAACCCCATTGTTATTTAAATAGCCGGTTGTAAGCGTAATACTACGGCTTATGGGAGAAGTCTGAACCGGAACAACATAATTAATGAGTTGATTATGCGGTACGTTTAAAGCCCCATAATTGGCAATATCCTGATTTACCATTGCTCCATTACTTCCTCCTACAACAGCAGTGTCTGTAATTACAAGATTGGTATCGTCATCTAAGTTCTCAGGGTTGGCCCAAGTAATAAGCATTGATGAAACAGTAGCAGCACTGCCGCACTCGACCAAAAGGTTTTCTCCGTCTGACTGCTGAGCACCAGTACCTGAGAAAGAAACACTTAAAAAACTAGGCTCTAAGAAAGGACCGATAAGATCTCTTACTACAGCCTCTAAAGTTGTTCCTGATGCATAGGTACCTCCAGCAATAGCGTCTCCAATTGTATTCGTTATATCGATACTTCCGGTTAAGGTTGCATTACCTACGGCACGGGTCAAAGCGGCTATTTCTACCGTGTGAGTAGTTTCGGTAATAGCAAGAGTAGTAGGACTAGTAGATATCTGTACGATATTTTTACCTGCTTCAGTTATTTCAACTTTATTAGGCATTACTCAGATACTTGAGGCTTGACTTTAAACTTTCCCTCAAGCAACTTAGATACCACCCCACTATTGCTTACTAACTCTAAGTCATAAACTCCTTGCCCAAAAGTAAAAGCACTCGTAGTACCTGCAGGAATAGTTAAAGTAAACTTACCTGTATTTGCAGCAGTCCCTTGACTTGCAGCCTTAACAAAATGTACATTATAACCAGTGTCACTAGAAGCATCGCTAGTAGCTCGATACACATATGCCGTATCGGTGATATGGTCTTTAACAGACATCCTAGCTCGAAAGCTATCTAAGTTCTGGTAATTGCCATCCGCTAGCTTATATCGAAAGGATACCTCATGTTGAGATCCTTGCTCTACTACAAAGTTGTATTTACCTGCAGACATTAGGATAAAACGTATTCAAAGACATTGGGTTTCCCCTGTCCGTTATTTACAATTACAGTATAACCAGCAGAGCTATTCCACCCGTTGCTTTCCGAGTAAAAATTACCCGTAAACAAAGGAGCAACTGCTAGCTGCCGGTAGTTTGCTTGATCAACTTGTTTCTCGTCTATAGTGGTATAGACCCGCTTTCCTTTCCGCGAGTGCCAGTGACCGCCCAGCATAACATTGTATACGCCTTGCCGTCCATGCTCCCAGAAAGCCTTTCCTAAGTCTCCCTTAGACACTCCAAAATGGTTGTGTGTAAGGATGTAATAGATACTATCTATCTCTATTCCCAAAAGTACGGCATTGTGTCTTATATCCAACGGAGTGTTTTCTTTCAGCATAAATGCAAGAAGTCCTGCTACTGAACCATATGGGTCTCCTTCCATCTTCATGGTAACCCTATCGTGATTACCACTAACGATATATACGCCTGCTACATTGTCAAGACTCGTTAAGAATCTACGAATGATATTATAAGCTAGGATAATAACATTAGTGCCGTGTCCCTTATGCTCAAGCTCGTGCCATGTAGACATATGGTTAAGCCCTGTGAAAGATTCAATGAAATCCCCAAGAAGGCAAACGTAAACATCTTCATACTGTTTAGAGTTTACCTGAGTAGCGACTTCTTGTAAGCGTGCTACAACGGTCTTGACGTCAAATACAGGCGTGTTGCCCATAGCCTCTACTTTAGCTCCTATATGGAAGTCTGAGAGAGCGAGAACCGCTGTATTGCTTCCAGGTCCGCGATTGATTTGAAACCCATCTAGAGTTTCGCGCAAATCTTCAATAACTCCTTCAAGATCTATTTCTACAGTTTTAGGCTCAAGTTGAACCTTAACCTGGTGCATGGTTATAGGACCTGTCTTAGTTTGGGATTCCCAACTATTGCAAGTGTACCGAGCAACTTCCCACTTAGAAGTGTCTACCTTAAAGTACTCTAAGGCTTCGTCTAAGTTGTTAATAGGATCAGCACCTTTATAGGTAAAGCTAGCTGCTTGCGGAGAAATATCTTGAGTTACCTCTGGAACGGGCTTGCGCTCTTTAGCCACCGCTCGTCGTAGCGAGCGATGTGACAGCTCAACTCCTGGATTTTCTTCAAGAATCAGCGAAGCGATACGCGCGTGTGTCTCATTTCGGTGATTCTTGCAGTACTGTTTAACTAATGCAAGAATGTCCATTTTTCTTATTTTATTAGACTGCTACTAAACTGGCGTTTAACACAATTGATTTTGTGCCTGTAAGATCGCCAGAATTCGGCTGAAAGGTGTAAGAGACAGCACTGGATTGGTCAGCTGTCGCAACTGTATGTAAATTACTTGTGCCTACTTCTTGGGCAAGTAAAGTAAGTTTATAAGCTGTGCGACTATTGCTTCCCTGCATAGTAACGGTAACTGTAATAGTTTGACCTACAGCAGTGTAATAAGTTACGTTTGTAGTAATAACCATTATCGAAGCTACATCAGCAATTGTTCCTGGTATGTATGCTACAGTAACAGAGTTTATTACATTGTAAAATGTATAACCCGTCTTTAAGAAGAGGTCTTGGTCCAGTGTACTCGGAATAGCCAGCGATAACGTTCCCGCATTAGTAGCAGTTACAAATCCCGAAGTAGTCACTAAGGGGGTGCCGGTTAAAGCAGAAGTAGCATACCCTTCTAAGTACAAAAGGCTTCCAGTAACATTTGCATCTCCCGTTCCGTCACTAACTGTTACAACCACAGTGTCCCCTGGTTCAAAAGAATCGTTGGCACTAATTGTAGCCTGTAAACCTGTTAAATTAGCAGCAGTTATAACCGCTTTATTGTAAGCATTTGCTAAAGCGAATACTACTAACAACGGATTATTAAAAGCAGCCGAAATAGGAATGGTGCCTGTAAATGAACCATCTGCAGCTAAAGTGTTAGCAGCATGAGTTATAAGAGAACTTATTGTAGACGAGGGAGAGCCATCACTGTCTGTAATTGCGTAGTTGTAACGCAAATTATCAATGCTTTTTGACTGCCCAGAGATAGCGCCAAAAGTGTAGTCTCCTGCAACTGGCGTTATGGTGTAACTTAACGTACCGCCAACGCCAGGGTTATAAAAGAGACTCCCTATCTCAACAGTTGCATGCTTAGTAAACAGTAGTCGGCTACTCGCGCTCATGGTTAGCGCATTTGTTAAATCGTTGACATTTATGGCGCCAAAACCAGTCGGAGTATTCCCGTCTCCTACAGCTAGAATGCCTGAATTCAAAGTCAAGCCGTAAGTAGCAGTCGAGTCTATAGAGTAGGTAGACGTATCTACATTTACTCCGTGGTACCCGAGGGCAATAGCATTAGATGCTGCTGAAGACAAAGCAGAGGTAACTGTAACAGGACCTTGAGTAGTAGGGGTAAAGGTAAAAGTAGCAATGCCTTGAGCATTAGCTGTAACCGTGAATACCTCCGTACCAAAAGTTAATGTAATATCAGTGTTAAGAATCTGTACAGCAGAGTTACCGCTAATTACAGTTATTGTAACAGCAGCACCTTCCGTGTAAGTCGCAGGCTGAGTACCATAAGTAATATTAAAGCCGTCTAAATAACTAATAGCTTGTACAGGAGGCGGGGTTACGTAGTCGTCAAAGCCAGAGTATAGCTCTCTGTCTTGGTAACCATTTTTTACCTGGTGATGCAAGACATTGATAAAGAAATCTGTTTGATCGCAGTCTCGGCTTATATCGTACGTGGCTTTTGTCACATAAATGTCAGCTGCATTAGACAAGTATGTATCAATAGCTGCAGTTAATTCTGCTGTAGAACTATAATCCGTGGCGAGTAAAATCATATTAGCAACCGCAAATACAGTTGCATGATGCCCCTGTAGAGATATTGGACATTAAGGTAACCTTTTTTGCAGCAGCAGTATTACGTCCAGCATTTAAATCTAGCTGAGCACCTTGCCGTAGCGAAACAAGTTCTTGCAGGGTATCTAACAAACCACCGTTAGCACACTTGTCACACACTCCTGCGAGGTATGCATCGAGCTTAGTGCTAATAGCAGCATCAATAATAGGAATATACAAGATGCGTTCATCAAACGCATACGTATCACTCCCAATAACAAAGGAAATATTAAACCTATAGATCCCATCCCTGAAAGTCGAACCGGTTTCAGCCGTAACATCAGCCGGTTCGATTTTCACAGGGTTGGACCAAGGGTTAGCCAACGTATAGTCTCCAGCGCCGCCTATAATGCCAGCAGATAAAGTTTCTTCCGTTGTGGCTCCAGGAATGGTAACCTTCACTATGAGGGTTGTCCGCGTAGTGGCGTTTGGCAGATGATCGAACAACTGAAAGTTGCCAGACACCGCTTTAAGTCTCCAATATCCTGTAGCCATATTTTATAAGTTATGATGCCAAGAAAGTATCCAGCGTACCGTTCAAAGTAGTGTTAGCAGCAAGGGTATACAAAACAATCTCATGAATGTCTGTGCGGTTACCGTGCGTCTGCTCTACAAACAAACAAGTCCGATCGTAGGTATTAGCTCCAGTAACAACTGCAGGCTTTACTACGTTAGGTCCTGCAATGTTAGTAACACCTTGGATAGGAAGAGCGGCTTGAACTTCGGCATTTACATCAGCGGGTGCGCCAATAGAAAAAACAGGAGCAGTAGCCACCACAACAGCAGAAGAAGCGTCATTAGATGCTCCTCGCATGCTTACATTCAAAGGCATAGTGATTTGAATCACAGTAGCAGCACCACTCTTTTCAGCAGCTTGAACATCTTTGAAGATGTCACGCTTAGAAGCATTGATAGCGAGAACCAAAAGATCTACAGCAGCAGCATCGTTTTGACCCGCCTTTGCAGGAGCTTCAAAAGTAGCAATAGTGAACTTCTCTCGGCCTTCAGTTACATTGATAAGCTTAATAAATGCAGATCCATCTGCTTCAACTACAGGCGTAACCTCCAAGATTTGCTGTGTACCAGCTACGTAATCTTGAATTGTAGAAGATTTTACATCAGCGCCTTTAAAAAGCAAAGAGCTTCCTTCACCAGTTTGGAACTGAAAGGTTTTAGCAGCAGAGCCAGAAGCATTAATAGCAGCCCATGGTGCGCTACTAGCAACAGCAGAACCATCAACAAAAGCAACAAGTTTGCCACTAGCTACAGTTGTTGAAGTAGCGGCGGCGTCATTAGAGACGAGAACAGTCTTAGTATGAGACATGATTTAAAAATTAAGGGTAATATTATGCGATAGTTACAGTGCCTGCGCTAGATGCGGCAGCACTGACATTACCTGAAGAATCTGTAAGAATGGCTTTAGCAGTGACTACTGCGCCATTTGCATAGGTTGAAGAGTCAACCCCAGTAATAGCGTAAACATCCGATGCATCAGTAACACTAAAGGCTTGTACGTGGTTTGCCTCAGATCCATCAGACTCTAAAGTAATTGTAATGGTAGTACCAACCTCGCATCCTGTAGCCTTGACAAAGATTGCAACTGCAGCGTCATCAGTATAAGTTGTACCTGCAACAGTGTCTCCAGCGTCATTTGTAACAAACGATGTTGCAGTAATAGCTGTAGGCACAGTAGAATCTGCAGCAGTCAGTCCAAGTAGATTGTTCAACGCTTGAGCAGTCTTTTGAGCGTTAGCCTCATCGTCCGCAATAAGAACTTTAATTGTCTCAAATACGAAACGACCTGCAACTTTTTTGCGGAGTTCGATAGTATAAATACCATAATCCTGTCCTGCAGATGTAGATGTTTCTGGGACAACGATTGGAAAGCCATATTGGTTATAAGCCCCTTGACTAATAAAGCCAGACTTCTCTAAGCCTTTAGCAACAGTAAGAGATCCTTTTTTATTTACAGGATTTACATCTGTAAAAGTAACATCATCATTTGTAGAGATGTGTACGTCAGAATTTGAATCCTTAGCACTTACAGCAATTGTCATTGTGTCGGCATCCGTAGCAGTCATAGCTACATTGCCAAAGTCATTAAACGATGCCCGCAAGTCAAACTGCGCTTTTACTTCAGCTAAAGTTTCGCCGGAAAAAGTAGCAGAAGCATTAATGCCTGCGCCATCCTTACGTTCTAGACGAATAAAGAATTGTCCTCCTAATTTAACAGCATTTGCAAACTCAAGAACGTACGAAGCAGCAGTGCCTGCACTTGGAATAGCATAATTAGAAGAAATAATGTCCGCTAACTTAAACTCTGAAGAAGACATTACGGATACAGTGCCATCAGACATAGTAGTTGCAGCACTAAGCTTAATGAGTTGAGCTGCAGTAGTATTAGTCAATTGTCCAGTAGCAAACTCCCCGTCACGCTGTACAACCAAACGATTGGTAGCTGCGGCGTCCGCAATACTTGTTGCTGTTGCCCCTGTTTGATTTGCCATAGCTGAATCCAAAGCTTCAATTACCAGCGTAGATATAAGATTATTCATTACTCAGATTGTTGTTGTTCGATAGAAGTCGTTTGGTATCGTGGCGACTCTATGGCCTCGATGATGCTTTTCACCGTGAGATCTACAATCTCGTGGTGCGTGTGTTCTGCGAGTTCGCAATCTACGCTAGTTGACAGCGTAATGTCAACAGGTACCCGCAAGTAATCTAGCCGCAGTGTTTTTAATATAAACTTTTCTTTCTCTTGAAAGACCCTAACGTCGTCGTCAAAAATTGTTGCTACAGGAGCTTCAGCCCTAGTTTTTCCAAAAGGATTCTGCTGGTGCTGGTATACTTTGTCTTGCTCAACAATTCTTAAATCCCTGATAACCAAAGGGTCTGCAGTATCGACTTGTTCCCCGCAATGGTTCACGTGAAATTGCACGCGAGCATTGACGAGGAACATATAATCGATTGGCAAGTCAAAGTTTACAAAGTCTACATTAGAAGATGGAACCACCCCATCTTCATAGTCTACTGTAATAAGCATACGGAGGTCATCCATACGCTTTATGTTGCCTTCAAATCCGACTTTTTTAGGATCAGTCTGTTTGTAGAGACGCTGCTTAATAAATCTTTCCTGTGCCCGATTCAACCAAAAGTCAACCTCTTCAGGTAAGAAGTAATCATAGACCGACGAGGCTACTTTTTGTAATCCCTGGTCCACAGCATAGTGCATCTCTTGAACAGTCATATCATGCGAAAGCCTTTAGTTTGGCTTTGATTGCCGTTAAAACATTAGAATTTTTCTTATCCTTAAGGAAGAGAACGGCGCCTTCCATAGAATCTCCTAGGGTGATGTCACCGTCTAATATACTGTTGCCTACTTTACGAAGGGCCTCTGCGCTTAGAGCTTCATTGATAAGAGCTGTAAGAGCCAAATCTTTATCTTTACAAATATCGATAAAGTAAAGAGGATTATCTTCTTGTAGCTCTTCTAATTGAAGTTCTTTTTCATCCTTAGTCATTGACCCAGGATCATAAGAATACACGTGAAGAACCATATTCATACGGTCTTCATTATCGCACAGCTTAATAAACTCCTTGTACGCATCTTTCCTAATAACCAAACTTGCACTAGCTTCTTTAAGCTCCTTGCGGTTATCGCTAATAAAATACTGGATACGCTTGCTGCCAGTCAACTGCTCCTCGTCTGTTACAACAAAGGGGTGTGCAAGAGCAAACTTGTACTTAATGTAATCAAGTACATTCAAAGGATGCCCTTCTTCGTCTAAACCAACTTCAAGATCTAGCCCAGCCATAGGAACAGACACAGTCATGTTCAAATAGTATTCTCGGCATTTACGACTGAATTCGGGATCAGAGGGGCTAAGTCCTATAATTTCAGGGAGGTACTGCTTCTGCTCTGCAAAAGTCAGGCCTCTAATAATATCTCCTCCGCTAGTAAATACTGATCCAATCTTACGCTTGGACTCTGTATAAATTTCATTTGGGAGGTTTGTCGAGTTAGGTCGACGGTTAATGGTGATGAGGTGTGAAGACATATCTATTGTTTTTCTAATGAGTTTCTAATAAAAAGAAAAGGGGGAGGCACACTACCTCCCCCAATCCTAACCAAAATACCAGTTACGACTTGGTGCAATCCAAGAGTAAGCAATTTGTAGCACGACGGATTGCAATTCCACACTCCTTCATGAAGTGTACAGAAGAACCGTCAACGTCAGTAGCACGGAGAGCGTTTCCGCCGAACCCAGGAGGTACAGAAGCACCTGCAACGGCCCAACGCATTAGCTCACGTCCCTTACGAGAAATGTACTGAACGTTTGGCTCACCATCATATGTGCTCATATCGAGGAAACACATGCGGTAAGATTCCAAAGGAAGACCAGTCACTGGGTGACGATCGCTATTCAAAGCACGTGCTCCGTGGTCAAACAGAGGCAAGTGGCGAACAGTGATGATGTGCCCATCGATGTGCTGGTAAGAAGTGAAGTAACCGCCTAGCTTAAGGTTGTTACCGCTTCCGCCAATAAAGCTTGCAGGATCAGTATTCTTGATATAAGAACCGGCACTAATCTCAGACTTCATAGCGTTGTCAAACTCTTCCATTCCCCCAATACCAGTGAACAATACGATGTTCATCTGTTGTGCGTCAGTTGCCCCATACAAAGCATCCCGTACAACAGACTTAATCTTAGCAGTAGTCAACTCAGAGTAGGTATCCACGTTAGGAATCTGCTCAAAGACACCAGAACCAAGAGAAATCGGCTTGCCATTGTCATCCTTCATATGGATAAGTCCTGCAGCGTCACGGTTGTACTGGCTGTACCACAATGCATATTCAGTCTCTTCTTTCCAACGCAACATGTGCTGGTACTCCTCAAAGTCATACCATAGGTTAGTAGAGCGTCCACCAACATTGAATTCAAAGTTTACAACGCGGTCAGGCATGTTGCCTTCGTACGCATAAGACTTACGAATCAAGCTGATTTGATTACGCATTTTAGATGGGGCAACCCAGTGGCTTTCGTTTCCACGAGATCCGCTCATTGCAGCCGGAGCGTACAATTGAACAAACATCTTGTTTGCAAAAGCAGTACTAGTTACGGCGGCACCATCAGATGATACGAGCTGAACGCTATACTCATAACCTGCTGCTACAGGAGTGGGGTCGTCCATTACACGTACTTGCGTTCCATCTGGAGCCTCAAGAATGTATTGACGAACGAACCATCGCTCAGCAAAAGTTAATTTAATACGAGTATGGTTTATACCAGTACCAGATTGGGCAGTACACTCTACGGCTTTATTCATACGGCCCATCACTGGGTAATCGTACTCAATATCGTTGATGTACTTAGTTGCACCCATGCCTTCAGTCAAGTAAGAAAGCGGGAATCGCTTGTCTTCCTGGCCGGAAAGATGGGTAATTACAGGGGACAGAACGTCGGGTTGAGTCATGAGAGCAGCTGCGAGGCTATTCTCATCAGTCATCGAGGAACTGTTGAACGTGTCTTCGTATAAACGAAGCTTTTTAATGTTGTCAGCAGACATGATTTAAACTAATTATTAAGGGTTACAAAAGATCTTTCAATGAAGGTAATTTCTTCGGTGCTTTGAAAGAAGATTTACCTCCCTTCATCCGCTGTGAGGCGGGTTTATTCTGTTGCAGTTTCTGCTTAAGGTTCTGTGCCGCTTTAGTATTCTTAGTACTACTTACTAATTTGTTGAGGTCGAACTTCTTCCACAACAAGTACTCCATAGCAACTTGGCTTTCTAAGTCCATTTGCTCTCTATCTACTAGACGCTGAGTGCGTCCTTGTTTATCTACCGCCTCGCTCATCCAAGTATAAAACTTCTTGCGATCAGAGGTAGGGATTTCAAAGTTTTTAACTGTGCCTTTATCAATGGTGCCTTTAATAGAGGACCACTGTTGTTGCATTTCTTCTTGACGCTGCTCCGCTTGCTGCTTTTGCTTTACTACAATTTCCTTAGCTTCAGTCTCCTGTAGCCGTTGGAGCTTGCCTAAGCTTCTAGTTGCCTGACGCTGCAAAATGCCTGCCTCGAGGTAGTCCTGCACTGTTTCTGCAACTTCTTCGTTAGTATACCCAGAGCGTTGTAAAAACTCTTCTACTACAGCTCGTTGGATACCGACGTTTTCATCGCTTATCTCTACAGCACTATAGTCTACTACAGGAGAGGTTGCCTGAAAGTATTGTTTAGGATCGCCACCGTTGTAACGAAACTGCAAGTACTCTTCTACGTCAGGAAATTGCGAGAATACCGTGTCAAGCTGCTCTTTAGCAATCTCTTGAGCTACAGCATCTGCAAACTTTGCAACGCCGTCGTAGTCTTCTGCAAAGTCTCCTTCAATTTCGTAGCCCATTTTGGACTTTAAAACATCGATGACACTTACATCTTCTTCTACAGGTGCTTCAGTATCAGTATCTGCAAGAACTTCAGGAGAATCGTCAGAGTCTTCCGACGTTTCTTCTTCTTGTTCTACTTGCTCTTCCACTTCTTCCGAAACCTCGGGGGTCTCAGCAACTGCTTCTGGCTCTTCTACTGCTTCTGGCTCGGGCGTTGGAATTGCCGTTTGTCCCGTATTGTTAAGCAAGTTGGCTACGCTAACTTGGCTTAAATCCAATGATTTTTCTTCACTCATTCCTACAAAAGTATTTTATATACCGAATTATATGACGGATTATATTTGCCGTCTATTCTTTTTATTAATATCAACCTTTTTGACGTTGGAGCGCCACTTTTTCTTTTTCGACGTCTAACCGAGCCTTGTCAATCTCGTCTTTACGCCCATTACCGTCTGCATCTGTAGTCAACTTAGAGGCAACTTCCATTTTCTTAAGCTCTAGTTGAACCATGCGGTCTTTGTCGTTTTGATCCGCTTCAAACATCTGGTCTCCTTGCTTTTCCTGAGCCTGTGCCTCTGCTTGAGCTTGAAGTTGTTGCTGCTGCATTTGACTAGCCTGTTCTTGCATTTCTTTTTGCTTTTCATCAACCTCTGCCATCAAAGTTTTAATTTGACTGAAGTTGTTGCTGTCTATAATCTCCGCAATAGTAGAAGGCTGCTGCCCGTTCTGAGCAAAGGCTAAAGCCAAAGACTTAATCTGGTTTAACTTGTCCTGCTCGCGGCTGTTATTCTTGACAAATACTCCGTATTCAGCTTCTTGGTACTCTTGAGGGTCTACGCTCACTAGGGCTGTACGCAAATCGCTGGTTACGTAAGACATCTTTTTGCCTTCTCGCCATGCAATCTTGCTTGTGTCAATTAAACCTGCATACTCGCGCTCTAAGAAAGACTCGAATCGTCTGAATATCTCTTCTGAGATAACGGAAGACTGAAATACTGCGCGTTCGGTCGTGCCTACGCCATCAGAGGTCTTTACTTGCCCTTTGCGTTGCCGTGAGACCCCAATGTTTTCTTCCCACTCAGCTTTAATAGCTTGCAGTAGTTGGAACTGAGCCGCGATATACTGACCTAAAGACATGTCCAGTACTTGGTACTGATTAAAAGTAACACGTTCGTTGTTCTTGCCCTCTGCAGTAGAGTCAATAAACGCGTAGCCCATAGCATCCGCGTAATACATAAACTTCTCTTCGTCCCAACCATGGCGTTTAGGGATGGTATTCATCTCCATAAGCATAATCTTGTCTTTGTTCTTAGCAATAGACAGCTCTAGGCGGTAATGAAATACATTGTAAAGAACTTGGTACGGCAGCCCCATGCTGACAACGCTTATGTTATCGCTGTGCCGATTGCTGTATACCCTGCCGTTATATGGCAGCTTGCATACAGAAAGATTATTCATCTCATTTCGCTGTACAGGATGAGGTTGGTGAGATACAAAAAGGTCTTTATCAATTTGATACCCTTCCCAAACTTCATTTACCCAGTAGTATTTAATCTCCTCATTCTCTTCCACCGAGTAAGTTTCGTCTACTACTTCTTCCTGCGGCTGTCCTAACTCATCTATGTAGCTCAAAATGCCTACACGTGAGAAAGACTTCCAACAGACATGCATTACCTCTATCATACGATCCGAGTCGTCTTCATCCGACTTGGTATTAAACATGCTTTGTGCCCCGCCTGCAGAATCACGGTATTTACCATGAGGAGCTTCAAGCCGATCAATTTGTTTTGGGGTCAAAACATCGTAGAAACGGTCCACTACTTGGTTAACGCTCATGACCTGGCGTCGTACTACCCAATCCGCGTCTTCAATATACTCTACGTCCGGCCCCTTCTCAAAGTCAATATCTAAAGGAGACACCACATCGTAGCTCACGTCGTTCATGCAAACGTCTTTGTACGAATAGCACTCCCCCGCAACTAACCAGTCAAAGAACATTTTTTGAATCTGATCCTCCATGCCGAGCCAATCGAATAGGTAATTCAACACCTCCTGCCCCATAATAGCACGGGAATCCCTATAGTTAGAAAAGACTTGGTCCATGTACTCCTCAGCAGCAGGCAGTTCGGCAGACTCTTGTCCAGTTGCAATGCCTTGTTTGTTTGCCTCGTTAACAAAGACTTGGTCTAGGTACTGACGGAACTGCGTCTTCCGAAACTTGTCAAACCGCGATTCGATATCGCTATTGCGTACAACAACTTGGTAAGCTAACGGGCGCTTGGCTTTTTCTCCTAAGAGCAAGTCTATGATAGGCTTGATAATATTGTAGTTACGCAATCGAGCTGGGAAGTTCTTCTTAGCCCATGCTTCGCTATTATAAGGGTTCGTTACATAGTTGTAATCCGCCTCTCTAAGATTCCCATTATAGGCCTCATAGTATGTTTGTAGCGTGTGCTTAGTGCTCGTGCTAAATGACGAACGATTGATAAAAGCACGGATGCAGTCCTGCGCCCAGTCTTTGGACTTGCGAGATCTAGCAATTTTTTGTTTTGGGATCTGGGTCATCAGATATCGATTTATGAAAAGAAGTCTCGGTCAAAAAAAGTGTCATTACTTGACTGCTCTACCACCTGGACTTCTCTAGAATGCAGGTCCTTTAAATGAAACATGCCTACCATCAGCGCGGAAACTCTGTCAAAGTTGCCACGACGATTGTACTTTACTAACTCATCTATCAACGCAATATCGTATATTTGGTGTAGATTAAGCTTTATCTCTCCAGACTCGTTGCGACCCCGAGGAGTTTTTAACCAGTCTCTTAGATAGATTTCTGCTTGCCCTTTACGTTCTTTACTACCCATGCTCATGCCGTAACTACGGCCTAGCTTGCGTATGCGCACATTGTCCGTTTTATCAAAGATTTCTACCTCTGGTAAAAGCTGCTGCATCATTTTGTGACGTTTAGCAAAAGGAATAATTTCACCTCGGTCATTCTCAAATCCTATACGAGCATTATAATACTTTGACAGCAAAAATAGGGTATTGTTGTATTCATCCTGCGTATCTGGTCTGCCTATATAACTTGCAACAATCATATCGTCGGGTTGGCTGTAAGGATTTACACGTTTCAAGACATACGCAGCCCCCAAAGATTGCCCTTTACCGTCCTGCGCATAAGGGTCATGCGCGATAATGTACAGATCTCCAGGAACCTCACCATTTTCTTTGTACGGAGACTGGTACATTACAACGCATCCTGTTGTATCGTCCCCGCGTTGTGTAGGAAATTTTAATACAGGGCGCAACCGGTCGTCTGGTTTAAGTTTTATACCAGACTGGGTTTGCACTAAATGCCCCGCTACTGCTAGAGATTTAAACATGCCACTGCGCATAAGTTCGTTTCTCCATTCCATAAGGGTAGCGGTAGGAAAAATATTACTTGTATGCTGCAAGAATGCTTCCTTAGGCGTAAATGGGTACTCTGTAATATGCTTATCTAGTACACCCGCATCTTTAGCATCTCGTTTAATTTGCTCTCTCTTTGCTTCTTCCGACTGTCTTGCCCCAGCTACATCGCTGTTGCCAGAGAAATCCATATGCCCAATCTTGTTAATGAAAGAAGGAAAGAAAAACCCACAGTTAGAGTGGTCCGTGCCTTCGTCCCAAGTGTTTGTAATAGGTAAAAGATTGTAGGCTTCTGGATTATAGAACATACTCTCGAAATCAATCGTGCCTCCTGCCATGTCTCCGCCTGTGCCAAACAAAATCATCTGCCCTGTTGTAACACCGCCGTCTTCTACGGTTGGTTTAGTAGCGAGGTAAGATGCTTTGAGATTATCAAATGCCCCGCACTCCTCGAAGATAACGATACTAGCATCCTTACCACGAGCAGCGTCTGGGTTATCTTTAAATGTAATCGCCTCTACCTCAGACTTGTAGCCCTTCTCCACCTGTTGTCCCGACATGTACTCTAAGTAGCTGCCCCTGCGGTGATTCTGTTTATCGACTACCTGCCTGCGCTTTGCCCATCCCGTGTGTTCATTTAGAAAGTTCATGTTGTCTGTAACCATTGCCATAATGCCTTTAGGGTAAAGGTATTTTTTGTCAAAGGCACAAAGCAAAGTATAGCTATTGCGTTCGGTGTTAAAGGTATTGGTTACTAAAGCAGCGTTTTTGTACGAGAATCCCTTACGACGCGCTTTACCTACAATCATGTGCCGACTCCCATCCATGTGCTCAGGAGCAACAACTGAAGATAGGCCTAGCTTTTGATATTTCTCAACGGTAGTTCCATTACGTGCAATGTCCTGCAACCAGAAGTACTCGTAGTCTCCGTCCCAAAAGTTTGGAAAAGAAACTATCTTTTTATTTCCCTTATCGGTCAGTTTTATCTGTACGTAGTTTAGATAGAAGTAGTGATGCCCGGTAATAGCCGTCCCTCCCACTTGATAGCCCACCTTGCACCGACGCAGTTCTTCAGCCCAGTACTCAAAGTACGCAGCACTGCCTGGCGGGTCAGCACAGTAGAACCCGTGTTCTAAGAAGTGTTGCCCACTCCTACTAAATTCTCTTGTATTAACTAACATTAGTCTTCAAACATTCCTTTTTTACCTCCTCCCTTGATGCGCACATCATTAGACTCCTCTTTCTTTACCTTCTCTTCTAGCGATGTAATATTCTCAATCGCCTTTGGCAGCTTCTCAGAAATCTCGAGCATGCGGGTAACGGATCGCACAACAGGGTCAATGTCTTCCAACAAAGGATCAGCAAGAGCAGACTCAATACGCTCGCGCAATGTATCAATAAGCCTACTACTAGTAAGCAGACCCTCGCGTATAGATGTAAGAGACTGAATAGTCGGAGTCTTAGACAACTCAAGGTATTTTTTAACAGCCGCTTTAACTTTATCATCAGGAGTAAAGGCCTCGCCTAGCCCAGAATCTTTACACACACGCAAGCGGCGTTCATCTTCAGGGTAGATAAAATAAGGCGATTTGTGGTCGTGGAAAAAGTAGATAAAACTCAACTCTTTAACCGCTTGCTTTTTATCGGCACTGCGGTCCCGGGTAATTAGAGCCTTAAACTCTGGGATTAACTTCAGCTCTGTATCTACTACTACTTTAAAACTTTCTTCCCTGAATAATCGCATTGTTTAATCTGTATAGCCGACCGGGTTTAACATAAAACTTGCCCAGGTAGGGTAAGCGCACTGTACTAAATGCTCCGTGCTCCATGTGCTTGCGCAAAAAAGTAAACTGACTCATAACTACTTCCGACACCTCCTCATAAGTCCCCCCGTCTTCCTGAAGTATCTCCAGGATAAGTTCTTCCATCAGTTTATTAGGTCGCGGCATAGATTATGTAAGTTAAAACGTAGGTGTGCAGCCCAACAGATACTGCCGTATCGTACAACACCTGCTGGTCTTCAAGCTCTGTAGCCATAGACAGTTCAAACGCAAACAATACGTCAAGCGAATCCATCTCATATTCTAGGCGAAATAGAGGTTTCGGTGACGACGAATTTGAAGGTAAGTGATTCAAGGTTTCCATGCGGTTTAACAATGTCATTATACCGATACACCCCGTGGTCATCCTTGTGAATGACTTTCTTGTCCTTAAGGCTCTTTACGTAGTTGTTTAATACACTAACGCTTTTAAAGTTCATTGCCTCTGCAACAAACTTTCTTGCCTGCATGCTACACGCTACTTCTGGGTCGAATTCTAAAAAGAGTAGCAGTGAATCTAGCTCACGGGGAGTCAGCTTCAAGATACCATTTAAAAGTTCTAAGTAGTGGCGAATAAAACTTTTTTTACTTGTCTTGATCTCCAGCTGCATTCTCTTGGTATTTGTTTACTCTGTCGATCTTACGATTTAAACGCTTCTTTAGAAGCACTCTAACTTGTTTAAGTAAGATAATACAACACTGATTTTCTACAGAAAAGTTTTTAGCCTGCAGTGCATACAGGCGATCAATAAACATCGACACCACTTCTTCATTAGTCGTTCCTGGTACAAATCCAGTAGGTGTCTTCTCGGTGAAGCGTACTGTTTGATACTCTGTTTCTGACTTGAAGTTGTGCAGCCGATACTCTATCCCGGGCTTGACAATTTCCATCACATAATATTTGCCCGAAATATAAGAAAATTATACAGAACCAGCTTGCTGTTCCCTAAACCTACGCTTACTATAGATTTTCTTAGCCACCATCTCTTTCTCCTCTGCGGTAGAAATAGACTTATAAAACAACGGATCAAGCTGTTTAATCTCAACTAACCACTGATGCCATAACTGTTCTGCAGCCCCCGGCGACTTAATATCCACTGCGCTATTAGTGCCAATGTTCGCTTGTATAGCAGCATTCATCTTAAGTAAGGAATCAATAACCTTACGTGTCTTACTATCTGTGTAGTACTTGCCTTCCATAATAATTTAATTAATGTTCTGTTCGAGTAAGTCCAATGCGACTGTGTCAGTACCCTCCCCCACTAAGTCACTAGTAATATACAAACCCCCGGTCGTTGTAATGACTACTAAGTCACCCCCACCCTGCTCATAGAAAGTAAAAATGTAGGGTTCTACCAGCTGAATATTTACCGGATAAAATTCTGACATATCTCAAAGTTACGGAAATATGCTTATGAGCACCACCCCCATTACTACTCCCCTCCCGCTCGGTCCAACTTAACACCCCCCAATACAACTACCCTTCGGCTCCGTGCCAGAGTAATCCTGCTCTACACAAACATAAACCCCAAACTCATGGATAAGCTAACCTTATTCCCTATGAACCGTACCGAAACTGGTAACTTGGTTCTTCAGTCGTTCGATGATACTACGTTGAACGGCACACACCTGGTGTTTGTAGATGCTCTTAGGGCTGCCCACTTCGGGCTAACCGAGCAAGTAACAAGCACTTGGGTTGAGTGCCGTGAAGGCGGTGGTTCGTACCCAGAGTTCTGCAGCAAGGAAGCTGTGGCCCTCGAAGGTGTGAAGCTCGTGCCTTACACAGACCGAGAGACCAACGAACCATGGCTTACTGAAGAAGGTAAGCAGTGGTATGGTATAGTACGTGACTAACGTACGGGGCACTTCGGTGCCTTTAGTGTACACTATCATCAGAACGACGACACTTACAGCTATGTGCATGTGCCTACCAGGACGTGTGCATAGCTATTTACCCTTTGTTTAGGCCTTGCTACATCATCTGTACTACAGACTATAGTCTTTATCGCTATAACCTTCTAATCCTTGCACTATGAATAACTCCATTCATCATAGTCTTATTTGTATCCTTATCATCCTAACAGCATCCTTAACTGCATGCACTAAAGAAGTCATTGAACCTACCATACCTCTTACTAACGTAACAGACGAATGTGTATGTGGGAAGATCTATGGCTTCTACTACTCATGTACTGTTAACTGGATAGTTGTAGAGAACGAATGCTCAGCAGTTAGAGACACCTTCTATCTAGATGAGACACCTTCACCTATACTACCATTGTTTAGTGCTTACTGCTCTACTACAGAGTGGTAAGTATTTATGTCTCTCTCTATACGTGGTAGAGACAAATCCGATTCTTAGTAACCTTTTAAACCTAGTAACATGTGGACTCCTAATTACACCCAAGACCTTATCAATGACTACAGTGTGCAGCTCGAAGAACGTGAAACGTTCATGAGAGAAGCTGACTTCTCAGCTAACCTTACTAGCTCACAAGTAGAACGCCAACGACTTGTAACGCGCATCAAGATGCTTTCAGATATTAAAGAAGGCATGACCAGGTGCGATACTATCGAGAACATGGATGCTTATGTAATTCATAAAGCATGTGTCTATAAGCTCATCAATGACTACAAGGCATGGAAACCTCAGCCTAATTCACAGCCTATATCTGTTGCAGACTGTCCTATCTTTTAACCCTTTATTCTATAAGCCATGAATACCCTTCATAAAACTAGACTTCTTTGGATATGTCTTGCAGTACTCTTTACTGTGGCATTCTTAACCTCTTGTTCTTCTACCTCTCATGTTAGTGGTAGTTCCCGATCCTACAATTCTTGTCCTGCATATCAAACACCTGCACCATGAGTAAGTCAATCAATAAGCGTAGCATCCCATTGAATAAACTAAACTGGAGTCAGCTGCCTGACCCACTCGATGGCATGACTCCCAAACAGGCAGACGACCACAGAGTACAAGTACTCAAGCTCTGCAAGTTATTAGATGATGCAGAAATCAGCGAACGCGTAGCATATGGGCTAACCTTTGGATGTATGTTACTCTCTATGTATCTAGACATCCAAACTGATAGCTCTATACTATGGTTTATGATTAAGTTCTCTTTATATGGCGCTCTTATTTCTTCCAGTATTCTTTCCTATGTCAGGAGAAGTACTCGAGTTGAATCCGAGCGTCATTATTACCGCACTATTCTAGGTAAGGCTTACCATGAATAAGGGGTGATGAAGGGGCTGGTGTAAAAGCCAGTCCCTTTATCTTAAATTAGTAACCTTAAATTAAGTAACATGAATCCTAACGAAGATTACACCTTACCTCAATTTAGTGGTGAGGTATACATAACCGTATGCGTGACATACGATGACTGCGAGTGTCCAGATAAAGAGACACTCGAACTTGATACAGTTGCTCTTATCAGGCACAAGCTAGAACCTTTAGGTGGTGTCAGAGAGGGTATCAGTACCCATCTTGAAGACTCTGATCTTGTCATCACGAATAAAGCAGAAGCTTTTGAGGATGCAGCTGATCGTCTGTACGAACAAAAGATGGGGAAGTAATGGGAGCCAATGCTAAAACATCCGGCAAGTGGTCTAGCAAGGCTACTTGGAAGTGTGTTCTTATCGAAACAGATAAGGGTTCACGACTACCATTCTATAGCCATACACCCTGGGCAGCTGAAGCAGAAGCTAAGTCTTATGCCAATGCCAATCGCATGGATGAACGCTCTTACACCTTAACTGAACCAGTTGAGATATTTAAAAGAGGTATGAATTGGGACACTGCTGTCACCAATATGCACAGCTAATATAAAGTTTCTATATGTTGTTTGGTAGTTATATGCAACTCTTGTATATTTGGCTCGTGCCAGTATTAAGGGTTAATTATAGCACCACACAGCAGACAGGGTGGGTAACTACATGTTCCTATCCTATAGAAGTAGTTTATGTCTACGAGCCTACTACAGCTTGACCCAATGTAGTTCCACAGGGTGGATTAGTAAAAGGACGGAGGGCTAGCAGAGATGCTGGCCCTCTTGCTTTTCTCCCCCAATATGACTACCCCTCAGCTTTGTCTTGTCTTCGGACTGTTACATAGCAGCAAGTCCCCGACACTTGTAAGACATTTACATCAGGGAATAACCGTTTGAAAGGCTTATTACGCTCCTCTTTGCTTGCAGGCAGGGGATGTTGGAACGCTCGGTAGGTTATTTCTTTTTTGTATTGCGACGGCGTGATGAAGGCTTACGACCTTTCTTCATACCATTACGTGCTCGATTCTTGGAGGCTTTCTCCATTACAATCTTGCCTCCTTTCTTATGGCTGGCGTCCTTACCGTCACCATTACCATAAGTACCAGCGCGTCTATTAGCTCTATTAGCTTGGACACGCTTCTTAACAGCGGATCGTTTCTTCTGATACTCAGCATCATACTTACGCTTCTTTGCGATACTCCTCGCAGTCATGCCACGCTTCTTATAAGTGCGGCCCTTACCAGCTAATGAGTTACGTGCCATATCAGATTTCGATATATTTAATTTTATTTACCCTTAATACCTATCAACATGAGTAACATGATTGAAGTAGTTGCTACTGAAGTTTGTAGCGACAAGAACGGACGCGAATACAAACGCGTCACACTCGGCACTACTGCCACAGAAGGAAGTTGGACCAATCCATCAACAGGAGAAATCCATCAAGTCTTGTCTCCAGGCAAGACAGTGCGTACCATTGGCTACAAGGTACCCTATCTCTATGACGAAGACGACTCGTCTGCTGTCTCTGACTATCTATGGAATGCCGCTCCTGGCATGGTAGTAGAAGGTCAGATCGTACGTCGTGAAGTTATTCCGTATGAAATCAACGGAGAAGTTCGCAACAATGCTACTTGCTTTGTGCAAGGTAATCCAAATTCGGCTGAGTTCAATATGGCAATCAAAGCTGCCTTTGACCGAAGCGGACGCACACTAGTAGCCGATGCTACACGTGTACCTATGAACGGAGATATGACTTACTCTAACCCTGGTGCTAACGAAGTAGTATCTACTGCACGCGGGATAGTAGCGAACCATTAATCTTACAGGAGGGAAGCCATGTGCTTCTCTCCTTTTTAACCCCTTTTCATCATGACCCTAGTACCTACAGAAACACCGAATGCCGTATACCAAACACGTGACGGCAAGCAACACGACATATCTAGTATGAATGCCGTGGAACTCATGACCGCTCTTCACGACATGTTAATGCGTAAAGCCAAGCACAACCACAAGCTCAATAAGATGCTTGAGGTAGGCGACACTTTAGGTATCGTGACAAAAACTCTTCACAAAGAACTTGCTACCCGTGAGGCTTGCAGCTTAGGAGAGTTAGTAGATATGCAGATACAAGCTGACCTCGGTAAGCTCAAGCTGCATCAAGACAACGAGACTATTTCCTTAACTTCTTAAACATGAAAATTCAAACGACTACCAACTTGGACCAGTTCCAATTTGATCCACGTAACCGACTAGTAATTCAAAGTTTTGTTAAACTGCTTGTCGAATCCCTCAAAGAGCATGGGCAGCTCATGCCTATCATTGTCAATAAAGATATGACGGTAGCCGACGGTCAGCATAGACTTGAAGCAATCCGAGCAATCAACCAGACTGCTGATACACCAGTACAGGTTAAGTACATCAAGCGTGATATACCATTTCATATCGTGCCTGAGATAAATGCTAATCAACGGCAATGGAGAATTCAAGACTGGATTCATTACTATGCTGAAAGTGGTAATGAAAATTATGCCAATTTACAGGCATACGCAGAAGCTTATAAGCCTCTTAAGTTATCGGCTCTTGCAAGCTTCCTTCATAAGAATTCGGCAGCTAGTACTCATACAGTAGTCATCAGGAACGGAGAGTTTAAATTCGAACTGACCGATGAGAAAAAGTACATCTTAGATAAGATCCATGCATTATCTAAAATCCGAGATATGTTTTGCCAGAAGTCTGTACTAATAGGTATTATGTGGCTTCAGCGTGACCATAACTTCGATGCGGAGAGATTATTCTACGCATTAGAACGTAACTTTGAGTCTATACTACAGCAATCAGGTACCGGTAATTGGGCACGTCATATGCTATACTGGTATAACAAAGGCTTGCGTAGCTCTAAGCTCAACGTCAATGATATACCTCGTCACCACTAGCCCACAGGAATCAGAATGCACAGACGGATATGAATACATGCCCTGGGATGCTGCACTAGCAGCTCTCAGGGACCATGTATACCTATTCGTAGACATAGAAACAACAGGGTTCAACTTTATGGGCGACCGTATCCTCTCGATACAAATCGCTCATGATACCAATGACCAATGGGTCTTCATCTATAACAAAGAAGACCTCACTAGTATGTTTGAGACACTCAATACATGCGAGATGATGGTTGGTCATAACATCAAGTTTGACCTCAAGTTTCTAATGTACCATGGCTATCAGATTGATGTACCTATCTACGACACTATGCTATGTGAGCAGATACTCGTCAGTGGTACTAACCTACGTGCTGGTCTAGACTCTGTAGTGCAACGGTATTGTCAGGTTCGCTTAGATAAATCCGTTCGTACCACATTCAGCGCAGGTCTTAAACTTACTGAACGACAGCTACGTTATGCTGCCGATGATGTCAAGTACCTCAAACCTGTAATGCTCGCTCAGATTTCAGCACTCAAGAAAAACAAGCTCATGCATATCGCTCGTCTCGAGTGTCAAGCATGCCTTGCTTTCCTCACCATAGAATACAACGGCCTCACTCTTGACAAAAAGCCTTGGATGAATATGGTTGATGCACTCGCTCAACAATCAGTCCAATGCATATCAGACCTTAACACTATCATCGACACAGACGACACGTTCCAATCTGTGCGTACCCCTGCCTCTCAGCTTGATATGTTTCTTGCTGACTCTGAGGTTATGGGCACTCGTCTCAATTGGGATAGCCCTATGCAGACTCTACGTGTATTCCAATGCATAGATAATAGTATCATGGGTACGTCAGAACGTGATACATTTAAGATTGCTTCTATGCATGATCTCGGTAAGCTACTACGTAAGTATCGAGAGATGAGTAAGAAGGTTTCTTCCTTTGGTGAAGCGTTCATGGCTCATGTATATGATGACGGTAAGATTCACCCGCGTTTCGTTCAGATTAAACGGACGGGCCGTGTGTCTTGCAAAGAGCCTAACATGCAACAGATACCTGCTGATAACAGCTATCGTAATTGTTTCATCACTAAGCCCGACCATGTATTTGTATCAGCTGACTACTCTTCACAAGAGCTTTGTATCATAGCTCACGGATCTAAAGACCCGGTCTTCAATCACGCCCTCCGCAATGGACACGATTTGCATAGCGTCTGCGCAGCACTTGTGTTCGGGGAACGATGGAAGGATGCCGCTGAAGACTCGTGTGTATTTGAACAGGGCTTTGAGAAGTGCAGCTGTCCCGAACATAAGAAGCTACGTACCGCAGTTAAGAGTATCAACTTTGGACTCGCCTACGGTATGGGGCCTAAGAAGCTATCAGAGACTATGGAGATTTCCATGTCTGAGGCTTCTACCTTGATTGAGAACTACTTCAAAGCATTCCCCAAGATTAAAGACTTCTTGGAGGGTATGTCTAGAGCTGGTGTCAAGCAAGGATTCATCAAGACATTTGCACCATGGGGACGTACCCGATGGTTTGATGACTGGATGCCGCGAGGTATGGACATGGCTACTAAAGGACGCATCGAGCGTGTCAGTAAGAATACACCTATTCAGGGTACTGCTGCTGACATGACCAAACACGCTCTGGTGCTATGCTATGACTATATCAAGAACAATAATATACCCGTAGAACTCGTCATGACCGTACACGATCAGATCGATACGACATGTCCGCGCGATTATGCCGAGGAGTGGGCTGCTAAACTTAAAGAACTTATGGAAGAAGCCGCAGAACACATCATGGGAAACGACCTACTCAAAGCAGAGGTCGAGATTACAGATAAATGGAGCAAATGAAAGTATACGATGATACCTCGTTCGCACGATACGAGCATCTCCCTTTGCATCATAGAAGGTTATATTGGTTAGACTATTTAGATCGTCTAATTACATTTTCCTTACATGATCCAGATATTAGTAGCGAGAAGCACGATATGCTTTTAGCCGAAATTAGAAGAGTAACAGAAACCCTTAATATCCTTAAGAATGAACCTAGTAACAGAACAATCGCAAGTGCGTCAACTCCGAGCACAGCAAAACAAAAGAGGGCTATTTCAACAAGCCGTACCGATGGCGACAAGAACGTACGGTCCCGTAGCAAACGAGGAGCTGTATAACACGGTGACTGAAAGAATACGTCAGCACGGCTTGACCATTGTCAATGAAGAATTTGAGTCCTCTTTAAAAGGACAAGTAATGCTTTGTAAGCTTCATATCAATAGTCCTGAAACACCCGGGATGAACCGAGTATTTGCTTTTATGAATAGCTACAACAAGATGCGCAAGGTATCCTTTGCATCAGGAGCTGTAGTTATGGCATGCTCTAACGGTATGTTTATTGGAGATGAAAACACGTTTACACGACGCCATCATAGCAATATCTGGGATGACATTTATACTTCTGTAGATACCCAAGTAGACCAGATGCATAGGAACTTTACAAAGTTGGTAGACTTCAGGACTAAGGCAGAGAATGTAATAATTAGCCCAGAACGTGCCGCTCAATTAGCTGGACGCATGTACTTCGACGGTGTTCTTTCACCACGTATGCTTAGCGACCTAAAGAAAGAGATCTATGACTCTGAGTTGTGGGCTTTCGAGCAAACAGAAGAGGGCAAACTTATGAATGACACCGTTTGGAAGCTGTACAATAACTGTACTGAAGCAGCTAAACGTTCTTCAGCTCACGAGACTGTTAAAACACATGCTAAAATCACCGAGTTTTTCAGTGAAGCAGCATTAAACTAATGGACATTCGGCAACAACGCCTGTACATAGAGGTTTTGGAAGATATTCAAGCTATATGCAAGGATATCTTCCAAGCCCCTCGTACGGGTAAGTATCGTTTGTACCGAGAGTTATCTGCCTATGTTCTTGAAGACATTGACAGCCAACAAACCCTTCTCTTTCGGTCTAGTTTTAAAGACCTTCTCAAGTCTGCTAAAGAACGAGATATAGATGTAAGAGAAATAATAATTGATTTATAATGGCACATGCTTATCATCACGCTGTTAGTACTACTCGTCGCTTTCGTGGTATTCCAGAAGACTATATGGCTATACATGAGTGGATTGATGGCTCTAAGATTGCTTTTAGTGACCATCGACATCGTGCTTTGCGTCATCATAGCTTTGGCGTATTTGCTTGCGAAGAGAAATTCGGGAAAACAATAATGAATAGCGACGGCATAGAGGTACCTGTTAGGACCATTGCCGAGACGCATATCGTAGAAGACTTGGGCTTTGTCCCATCAGTACAAGACTGGTTAAAGGATCTCCCAAAAGAGTTCTGGATGACCGGTCGTAAATTAAAATTAGAAGACCATGGAACGGATTCCAAGAAAGATCCTCGACACATTGGAGGACTTATACAAGACGCACTCCGTCAGCCCTCGTGATTTCCCCGGCGTACATATTCATTGGCAAGGGTGCGGAGATAGCGGAGGTATAGAAGAAATACACTTCTTAACTCCTGAAGGTATAAAGTTCTGCAAAGTAAATGGGTGCGCTCCTCCATCGTATCTGATTGGAGAAAGAGACCCTTCTAGGTATTACTATACTCAGAAACGCACGGGAATAGACTTTAATGGAAACAACACAGAGCGCGAATACACAGTTAGCATCGAGGAAGGGAACGACTACACACTAGGTCAGTTTATTTATGAGCGTTTCTCTGTGTGCGAAGTCAATGATGGCGGCTATGCTCATGCTTTTATCGAGCTGCCACACGGTAAAATGTGGGGCGAGTCATGGGATTATGTAAGTGAAGAGCGAATGAATACCTCTATGGCTTATGAAGATTGACCAGCGGCGACTCAAACGACAGCAGCAGGTCATAGACAAATGGACTAAAGCAGGGCGACGTGGTACTCTCGAGGCTGTAACAGGCTTCGGTAAGACTTACGTTGCTCTGCTTATCATTCAAGACCTTAACATGCGGTTACCTACAGGAACTGCACTTGTTATTGTACCCACTCAGAATCTGCGAGACCAATGGCAAAAGCAGATTGAAGCAATGGGTATCACTAACACAACTGTTAGAGTCATAAACAGTGCAGTTAAAATACAAACTGAGTGTGACTTGTTGATACTTGACGAGATACATAACTACATGTCTGATGTATTTAGAGGTATCTTTGGCTGTACCGACTATCGGTATATCCTTGGCTTGACTGCTACACTAGATCATGAAGACCCTAGGTTTCATATCATATCTAGTGCAGCTCCAGTCATAGATACTATCTCTCTTCGGGAAGCTGTGCGTAACAACTATGTATCACAGTTTCAAGTCTTTAACCTTGGTCTACGCATGGGCGAGAAAGAGGCTGAAGAGTATGGGGTAGTTACGGATGCTTATTACAAAGCATTTGCTATCTTTAACAACCGGTTCCATGCAGCTATGCGCTGTATGCAAGACCGACAATACCTGTCAGTATTCACTAGAAACTTGGCAGGATGGGACGAACAACAGGTACTGAATCAGGCCCGTGCGTTTAACCGAGCAATGCAAAAGCGAAAGCAGCTCATCTACAAGAGTGCTACTAAGCAGACTGCAGCAAAGAAACTCATTGAGATCTTTGACGTACCTACTATCACTTTTAGCGAGAGTGTTGACTTCGCTATACAAATGAACAAAGAGACGCAGCCATGGGGCGCTGCGTACCATTCAAAAATGTCTAAGTACGCCCGTCAAAACGTACTAGATTCTTTTGCAGACAGACGTACCGATATCCGTGTGATTCATACAGCACGCGCATTGGACGAGGGATTTGATGTAGAAGGCATAGAGTTGGCAATAGTTTGTTCCGGGACTTCGACACCCAGGCAAGACCTACAACGTACAGGTCGAGCCATTAGGTTTCAGGAGAATAAGACCGGAGTTATTATTAACCTATATCTGAAAGATACACAGGATGAAAAATGGCTTAAGAAGCGGCAAAGTAAGTCCGCGAATATCGAATGGGTACACTCTATCGAGGAACTACTCACAAAGTGCAACGACTCTTTACTCAGAAATCCTATTACTGGTTAAGTCTGGTAAGAGGGAGTGGGCTGACCAACCATGGCAGTTCCAACTATCTCTGAGTGAAGAGTATAATTTAGAAGCTTCCCTTACTCAGATATCCCAAGAGTTAACGGATGCCCGATGTGTTGAACAAACAATCTTAAAGAGCAATGGTGTACCCGCTTGACAAATACGTAGATGTATTGCTTAAGCTAAACATCAGCCCTATTCAAGTATTGTTTTGTCAAATCATATATGAAAGACGACACGATCTGCTTTACAAAATTGGAGAGGAAGGACAGATATTTCCTAAAGAGTATCTAGACGACCTCGTAACCAAAGGCTTAGTAGTTGATACAAACCCTTCTGCAAATTCAAAGTACGCAGAGTACTATGAAGTAACGGAAGAGTTTAGCAAAGCCTTTTATTCTGTCTCAACCACAGATGGCGATGAGTTTTGGAAGAGCTATCCTCCTTACAGTACTATCGATGGCAAAAAGATTACTCTTAAAGCTGTCAACAAGGAGGAAATGGTAAAGTGGTACCATAAACACGTTGGTAGCGTGCACGATCACAAGAAAGTAATGGCAGCTTTGCAGTTTGCCAAAGACAGGAAGTTGATTAGCACACGTATAGACAAGTGGTTACAAGCAGAAACTTTCGTCGACCTTTGGGAGATGATGAAAGAAACCCCTACAGAAGACTTACCGCATGACCGAATTCTCTGAACTTCTAGTACGCCCAATGGCATCAGTCGTAGAATCTACTCAGACTACGATTCACAACTATATGGATGGCAAAATCCCTGTGATGAAAACACGCTGGGAGAAAGTCAACAAGATGCTGCTGGGTGGCATGCAGTTTGGGATGGTATATGTAGTAGCGGGTGCGTCAGGTCATGGTAAGAGTATGTTTTTAAACAACTTACTCCGTGACTTTACTTCAACTGCTTACAATAAGTTTGACAAGCCAGTAAAGATTCTGCACTTTTCTTTCGAGATGTCTGCAGAAATGGAACTGATGCGTAGACTTTCATCATTAGCTGAAGTACCCCTAGATAGGATGCTTCACGCTACGACTGCTCTTAATGATACTGAGCGGGTGATGATTGAGGATAAGCTCAAACAGATTGACGAGCCTTCTATTTATTTTATAGAAACACCTGGTAACAGGGTACAGATTGCTCGTACTGTGCAAGAGTTCATTAAACAACATGGCGATTGTCATTATGTTATATGCCTTGACCACACTCTGCTTGTAAATCCTATGCCTGGAGAGAACGAGATTCAAACACTCGCTGAACTAGGTAAGATTAGTATCGAAATCCGTAAACGCTTTGGCGCTATGGTTCTCTTACTCTCTCAACTCAATGACAAGATAGAAGGTGAGAAGAGACGCGATCCTGATTCTCCCAATCTACACTACCCCTTGAAGACTGACATCCACGGCAGTAAGCAGCTGTACCACGCTGCTGATATTGTCATGGTAATCCATCAGCCTTCGTTACTAGGGCTAGAAGCGTACGGTAGGAAAAACTTACCGACTAGAAATCTAGTAGCATTGCATTGCCTTAAGAACCGACACGGTCAGGCAGGCATTACGCTACTTAAAAATAATTTAAGACATGGAATCTTTGAAGACTGGGACAGTGGAGATACGGCAGCACGTAGAGACAACCCCTACGGTCTCTAAAAGCTTTGATGTAGGTAGCATACTTATCTCAAAGTATGACAATGACAGCTTGGGTAAAAGCACGTATGCTCCTCCTACTCAATTCGTACTTTTAGGTAAGTATAGAATCTATAAATTCATTGGCAAAAACTACGTAACTGCTTCTCCTGCAGAGGAATACACTGCTAGTTCTGCTGACATAATAGTAGAAGATAAGGAGCTTATTACGTATCTTAGAGATCGCGCTCGAACATTACTCGGCGCTATATATCATGAAATAGAAGACGGAATACTAGATGATTAAACCTAAAGTAACGGTGGCAGCATTATCGCCACACCGGTTGTTCTTGTATGGAAAACCGAAGGTGGGTAAAACAAGTGCAGTAGCACAATTACCCTCGCACCTGATTATCGACACCGAAGTCAAGGGCAACTATGGAGAAGAGTTAGTAGGCGGCACATCCTACTGCGATGGTGCAACAAGCATCGTTGTAGATGGACTGCCCATGCTAAGAGAAACTCTTGACTATTTGCTAGAGAATCCTAGCAAGCATGACTTTATTGTCTTAGATACCATTGATCATATCGAGCAGTGGGTAGGCGAGGCTATATGCAACTCTAACAATGTAAAGCACATTGGCGACATCCCTCACGGTAAGGGCTGGTCACTAATGCGCAGTCAAGTTATTGCAATAGTCGAGCAGTTTGCACGTGCTTCAAAGCACATCATTATTGTCGGGCACCAGAAAGATGGGCACGATGACGAGGGTGTAGAAGTACAGAAGATTAACCTTACAGGTAAACTCAAGACTCACCTCTGTTCTATTATGGATGGGGTAGGACGCATAGTCCGTGAAGAAGATAAACTAATGGTTGATTTCCGAACCGGAATTAATACTGACGCTGGGTGCCGCATTCCTACCTTAGCAGGTCAGTTCTTAGAATTAAATTGGAATAAAATTTACCCTGATACAATAAAATAATGTACGGATTTGATGAACAAACGGGCGCTTCTAGTGGAGGCTCTCGTATCGCGGCAGGTATTACTGAAAACGTAAACCTTAAAGACGTGTTGTACGAACCTCTTAAAGCCGATGGCAGTGGAGACGATGTACTTAAGTTTCTATTCAGCGATAGCGCTGGCTCTAGCTTTACACATATAGAATTTCCTATTGACCCGGCACGACTCCAAGAGCTTGCTAAAGGTTGGGGCAAGTCTACTGCTGATGCTGAAGCATTTGTTAAGCAGCAGTTTGACGCTCAAGGCGAGCGTATCAAGCACGTTCTTTCATGCTTTATCCCTAAGGACAAGTGTGTATTCCGTGCTGCCAACTTCAAAGAGTTTGCAGACGGCGTGATCAAGATGCTTGGTCAGACTTATGTCGACGTGCCTTGCCGTGTAAAGATTGTCTACAAGAAGAACAGTCAGTTTACAACCTTCCCTAACAGAGCGTTCAAGCCATTTATCCAAGCGATGACTGAGCCTAACCGTCTTGTGATTGACCCTAAGTGGGATATCGTGGAAGCTGCTGCTCCTGATAGTTCTGGAGAAGCATGGTCTAGCAGTGAGAAGTCTACTGCGACAACGGAGGATACTGCTCCCTGGTAATGTATCAGCTTAAGCCTGACTTAAGCGCAGACTATATCCTTGGGGAACTAAGCCAAGAGCAGATAATGCAGCACTACCTTAAAGTGCCCATTAAGCTTAAGGCTAGGTTTCTTAGCCCTCTACGTGAGGATAAGAATCCGACCTGTGGATTTTTCTACAATAAAGAAGGCTCGCTGATATTCAAAGACTTTGCTGGATTTCTAAGCGGCGGTTGTTTCAAGATTGTAATGCATATCTACAACTGCTCCTTTCACGAGGCACTAGAGATTATAGCAAATGACTTTAATTTGATTGATGGAGTGCGGGTAGAGCGTAAAGACTACCCGCACCTCGTCACTTTTCAGCGACGCGAGACTGTAATACAAATCAAGAGACGTCCTTTCAACGAAGAGGACAGAGAGTTCTGGACACAGTTCGGTATAAGTAAATCTACTCTACTGCACTTCCATGTACCTCCACTTGAAGCAGCATGGTTAAACGGCAATTGCATCTACTCCTATAGGAAAGGTGACCCTGCTTATGCATATGATTTTGGTGACGATCAATACAAAATCTATTTCCCTAAACGGAAGACTAACCGATTCATGTGCAACTGTAGCTTGGTACAAGGTTACCAAGTGCTGCGAGATACTACAGGTCTAGTAGTCATTACTAAAAGTATGAAAGACGTGATGGTCTTACATGAGTTTGGCATCACTGCTGTAGCTCCTCAGTCTGAGACCGTGTACCCAGATGAAGTTTGGATTACTGGGTTACTTTCTGAAGCACATACTGTCGTAAGTCTATATGATTTTGACCGAGCTGGTGTAACGATGGCTAACTACATGCGTAAGAAGTATGGCATCAGACCTATGTTTCTAACCGACGGTAGATTCGGGTCGATTAACTATGGAGCTAAGGACATTAGCGACTTAGTGCAGGCTTATGGTCGAAGCAAGGTAGAGAAACTCATATCTTTATGGGATGGCACATATCGTAACGATAGAGATTCCGGAGTTCATCACCCACGTAAAGATGAGCAACCGAAGACGAGCGACCTACTACACTAGTAAAGACAAGATTCCAAAGAAGTTCCAAGACCCTACTTTCGGGTATGACCGAAAGGGTAGGCTTTGTACTAACGATGGACAACCTATTATTCGTAACGCGAAGAGTGTAAACACCCCGCGTATGAAGAAGATTAACGGCCAAGACTTCTATGCTGGTAATACAAGACCAGTCATGCGAGTCAAGGTAGTTAACGCTATTAAGGATGCCTTCCGCCCTTACCTTAGGAAGGTTCGGAAGATTCCAAGAGACAAGTTCCCAATTCAAATCAGTTGTGCCATGTATGATGTAGCTGGTAAAGCCGACTGGGATTTAGATAACAAATGGATTTACCTAAAGGTGTTCCAAGATCTTATCGTAAATGAAAAACTGATACCTGATGACAATATCAAGTACGTCAGTAAGGCTGCTAGCATGGAGTTCTTTCCAGTAGAAACTACGGAAGAACGTAAGCTAGTATTTACCATTACAACAGACACAAGAGAGCACACGCTTTTCTATGTATGATACATATTACCGGGAAGATTAAAGACGGTGTACTAATACCGTATGAAGATCTTCAATTTCACAACGAGCTACGTAAGCTCGAAGGACACGACGTTGAAGTAACAGTCAACAGTGTACGACTACGCAGCAATCCTCAGAATAGATATTACTGGGGTACGCTACTATACATGATTCGAGAAGAACTTGTATCATCCGGATACCAAGCAGGCGACTTAGTCACTGGTAGAACCGGCAATCTAACACGCGATATCGTTCATGAAGTGATGAAAGAACTCTTCGCTAAGCAAGAGTTGTACCATCCTGAAACAGGACGCGTTATCGCACTGACCAAGAAGTCCACTAAGGATATGTCTACTAAAGAGTTTAAGCTTTACATAGACAACATACGACAGTGGGCTGCTGAGAATATGAGTCTGGATATCCCAGACCCTTCACACCTTTATTCTATATAAGATGAGTAAAGAAGAAATAATTGACGGACTAATGTTAAAGTTAGCAGATGAAAATATCAATGTAACATCTTTAACAAAGAGAATAGGGTTCAAAAACTATAAAAGGTTTGAGAGAGCTATGGAAGAAGCATTTAAATTAAAAGAAAATGGGTAAATTAAAAGAGCATTACCACGAAGAAATTTCGAGTGGTATGACGGCTGGTGCGCCGGAATTAGAATACGCACAAACATGTATGAAGAATGTATCACACGCAGTTAAACTTTACCGAAACGGGAATGTCGATGCTGATCTATTCATCATGCAAATATTCAGTTTAGTTAATGAGTTTGACAATATGGATGAGCCATGCCAACCGAAGTAAGAGAAGACATGTACGAAGCACTATGCGAAGATGCTCCCTATACATACGGTGACTTATATGGATACCATTCTGTAGCTGCTATCTGGGATACGACTCCTCGTGCTATGTACCGATTCGGTATCGAAGCAGAGAAAGAAGACGAGCCTGGCAGACACATCTGTCAACTATACCAAGGTCAAAGAGAAGAGTATCTTCCTAACTCCTGGCGTGCAGAAAGAGACGGGTCACTAGGAAATTATGGATTCGAGCTTATCAGCCCTATCTACAATCTTTGTAATGACATATACAAGACACACTTAAGTGAACCTGTATTAAACTACCTCATCCATTCTAAAACCAGCTACGCATGTGGTGGACACATCACTGTTTCAAAGCATAACGCTGATGCTGATTGGTATGCTAAGAAAGCTGCACAGATTATCCCGTTACTCTACGCTCTCTACCCTAAGCGGGCGAAGAGAAGAGGCTACTCTAAGTTCTACACCAAGAACGACTACAACGAAAGATACAATGCTATCAATCTTGGTAGCTCGGATCGCATGGAGATACGGCTTTTCAGTGCTATTAAATCTCTCAAACAGCTAGAGTGGCGGGTAACTTTACTTCGTATTCTGTTTACCACAGAGAAGTACGAAGACCTGTCCTGGGATACAATCTATAAAGACTTACTTGACATCAACAGCGAGTTAGGAAGTCATATCTACGGCTTGTATGAAAAGAAGTATGGCGAGAAAGTCCTATTAGCAGCTGCATACAGCAAAGCCTTTGCAGTAGAATCAATCGAGTGGAAATCCTATAGCAAGGTGCGCACTCTAATTCCAACCGGAGTAAGGAACAGACTCATCGTCCAACCAAATCCTACGGTTAAGTCAAATTTAAAACAACTCACTTTAGATGTGTGTGATTATAGTCAAGAAGCAAACCGGGAAGCTTGATCCCTCTATTGCCGCCCAAGCGCTGGCATACAACCCCCATGGTTTTGGTATCCAAACTTTGGATGATGGCAAAGTCTTAAAGACAATGAACATTGCGGAAGCTCAGGACTGGCTACAGTCTGAGCGTCCTTATATCTTTCACGCCCGCCTTACTACAGTAGGCACAACTGATATAGACAATGCTCATCCAGTTAAAGTCAACGAACATAACTGGCTATTCCATAACGGCACCGTGCAGGTACCGCACACCTGGGATAAAGACATATCTGATACACGTTTTGTGGCAGACACACTTCGTAAAACGCCTTGGCAATCATGGAAAGACATATTGTCTTTAACGGATAGCAGGTTTGCATACACTCGTATGAGCAAATCAGGTAAGGTATATGTAAATCGTATAGGTAACTGGCACATAAACGATGGGGTATACTACAGTAAGCCCAATGTCTTAGATTGCCCACATCTTGTAGCAGTATACGGTACTCTCCGTAAAGGCTTCGGCAACCACCGTTTACTTAGCAGTGCTCGTCTTCTTGGAGCAGGTCAAACTATCGAGCAGTATGCAATGGTAGCACAAGGCATTCCGTATGTAGCCTCAGGGCACAGAGAAGACGGTCACAATCTTAGGGTCGAAGTATATGCAGTAGACGACGCTACTCTAAACCAGATGGACCAGCTAGAGAATCATCCGGAATGGTACCAACGTAAAGAGATAAAGATTTCATTAGACAATGGAATGGTCGTTACATCCTGGCTGTACTTTAACGACACTGTTCCTAATGCAGATTTGCCTTTACTCAAAGACTACGCAGATTACCGACAGCCTACTAGTCCAACTGTTTATAGCTCCTCGATTTTTGACGACTATACTGAGGAAGACGAGGGGTATTACCAATCAGGGGATGGATACGATTTTATCTGGGACAAAGAAGAAGAGATGTGGTTCAACATTACTACTGAGCAGTATCTTTCTGACGAGGAGTATAAAGAAATCAGTAATGCCCAACTTACTTTATTTACATGAGTTACTTTGATATTAAAGCAGTAAGCAATAGCTCGCTGAACTACATTGATCCGGAGAGCGGGGGTAATCCCCGTCTCTTTCGGAAATTTCTTGACGGACAACTAGAACAGAAGTCTTCCAAATCTTTTGAGATTGGAACTCTCATTCATGAAGAGCTGCTAGAACCAGGTAAACTAGATATTGTATCTGAGAATGTGCCAGGTCCTAAAACACAAGACGTTATTGACCGGCTTTACAATAGGCTATACAAGAATGTCGAAGCTAACGATGTCCCTATTACCGAGTTAGATTCTATTAAGAACGATACTTGGGAGTCCGTCATACCTGAGGACTACTACAAAAGCAATGGGCTTCAGACTAAAATCAACCGCATCTTAAAAGACGGCAACGATTACTGGAAGTGTATCTGTACAAGTGCTGGCAAAATGATTGTCGACCCTGTTACCTACCACACCGTACAAGGATGTATCGAGTCTATTAAGATGCACGAAGCAGCTAATGAGTTGATCTGTAAAGACGGCTATGGCAAATTCGATGAAGCTATGGCTGAAATAGAAATTACGTTTGACTTACAGTGGCCTGTAGAGAATGATCAGTTAGTCGATATTCCTATTAAGGGTAAGATTGACCGAGTACTCTTTGATCACAAGAACAAACGCATAACGCTTGTCGACTTAAAGACTACTGCCAAACCTTTAGGCAAGTTTGAAGAGACGATAAATATGTACCACTACCACCGTCAACTCGCATACTACCGTATGTGTCTTGAGACAGCATATGACGGCTATGAAGTAGACGAGTGTTACATCGTAGCGGTTCAAACTAATAAAGAGTTCCCAAGCGAAGTATTTAAAATTGACGAAAGTTATTTGTCTCAAGGCATCCTAGAGTACGAAGCACACCTTGACCGAATTGCTTTTCACCTTGCTCGAAACAACTGGGGTAACTCTATGGAGACTCAGTTAGGCATGATTCAAACCTTAAAATTACCTGATGGTTACAACGTATGAACACGTTGTAGGTAAGGAGTGGGCAAAGCATTTAGATGCTGAGTTCGATTCAAAGTATATGCAGGCTCTCCAAGAAAAATTGGGAGTCTGCTATACATTTGGTACTACCTATCCTGCACGAAAGAATATCTTCAGAGCATATAGAGACACCTCACTGCTCGATGCCCGTGTACTTATACTAGGACAAGACCCTTATCATGATGGGGTAGCTACAGGCTTAGCATTTGACGTAGGCGATAGTCCTAAAATCAACCCGTCTTTACGTAACATCCAAAAGGAGATTAAAGGCAGCATTGGAAGACTGAGTAAAGAGAACGGCAACCTTAGCCATTGGGCTGAGCAAGGGGTTCTTCTTCTTAATACAATCCTTACAGTGGATGCTGGCTCACCAAAGTCACACCACGGATGGGGATGGGAGAAGTTTATTGCTGCTTCCTTGAACGCGCTGAACTTTCGCGAGTCCCAAGCTCCCCTTGTTATTATGCTATGGGGTAAAGCAGCACAAGAGTATGAGAAGTTCTTTACTATGCCGCATCAACTAGTACTTAAAGCCCCACACCCTGCTGCAGAAGTGTACGCAGGGGGTAAAGCAGGGTACTTTGGATCAGGGCATTTTCAGAAAGCCAATAACTTTTTAGTACAACACGGTGCTGAACCAATAAACTGGTAGACAGTAGACTGAGTGCGGGTGAGAGTCCCGCCTCAGTTACTACCTTTACGGTATGGCAAAGAATATGACTAGCACATTTGCAACTAAGCAAAGTGTAAAGCGTCCAGGTGTACACGCTAAAACAAAGACATCTAAAAGTAATAACTCCAAGCTCTATAAGAAATCTTACAGAGGGCAAGGACGCTAAATTTATCAGCAATGAATTTTATACCCACACACAACTACGTGATTCTGCCTCACGAAAAGCACGAGAAGACTAAGTCTGGTATTATCCTTACGGAACAGACTACTGTTAGACCTTCTTATGTATTGCCCGTTCTAGCAGTCGGACCTGATTGCCGCAATGTTAAAGTTGGCGATACTGTTATGGTACATCCTGAATCTAAAGGTCTAATTATTCCTATCGACGGAGAAGACCACGTGCTAATCTCAGAGCACATGATTTGCGGACGTGTAACCAATGCGTCAACGGAAGACCGTAACTGACCCTGATAGATCTAACGCGTTACCTGTGGCTCCCTTTGCCCGCAGAGTCCAGACATACACGCCATCTGAAACGTAATGCATTTGATTTTCTGCTTGTCCATACCACTGGGCTTGCGGATCATCGCTGCTCCAAATTGCAGTACCCCACCTATTGTATACGATTAACTGCCATTCTAACCAGCAGTCATAAGATTCAGATACTACATAGAAAGTATCATTAATGCCATCGTTGTTTGGAGAAAACGCATTTGGTATGAATACAGATTCACACGTCATGCCTGAGAAACCTCCTATACAAGGTAGACCGGTCCCGCAGTCTATTAAAACCTCATCGTATACTACTTGGAGTACTGTATCCGTCTGGTAGATATATTCATAGATTACTACCTCCTGAAAGAGAGTATCTATTTGAGACACAAGAACTGTGTCTACTTGTAGTACAAGAATAGTATCTGTTTCATATACATACTGTAAATCTATTTCTGTAATAATTACAGTATCTAGCATTGTCACGTAAATAGTGTCAAAAACATCTACGTATACCGTATCGTAGAAATAATACTCCCAAGGAATATACAACGTGTCTAGCTGCAGCACAGTCACTGTATCAGCCGGAAGTTCTACATACTCAATAAGCGTGTCTATTTCAGTCACGTAGACCAGTAGAGTATCGCAGTATTCAGGATCAGCAGGCTCTACGCAATCCACTCCCTCAGGCATATAAAAAACAAAGTTATTATTACCTGTAATAACCTCCCCAGGAACACTCGTTACAGTCATATAGTTTCCTTGTCCTTCTACCCATGTGCCTATACTATTGATGTTACCCGTCACAGTTATAGTATCCCCGGGTTGAATCCAAACAGCAAGATTAGAGACCCCGTTAAAACAGTTAAACGTGGTACCTAAGAAGTCGCTAAGGCAAAAGTTTGTAACTGCTTCGTTTCCTATATTTACTATAGTAGCCTCGTATACGTAAGAAGACAGGACTCCTGTCTCGTACTCTTGGCAGCTTTCATCTGTAACAGTTATATTAAGTATGACTGGATCTGGGCCTATAGAATAGACGCAGGTGCCATCATCTTCAGTAGCTTCCTCATTGTAGTTGAGCGCCATAGGATCAGTGCACCCAGGAAATAATAAGTTTATTCCTTCTATAAAGGGGACAGATTGACTATAATTATTATAGCCAAGAAAAACGCCTAACCAAAGTAGGCTAAGCGTTTTAAAGATTATTTTATTTTTCATGTGTCAAGAGCCTAGTTCGCGATCTAAGTTGTTAGCTATCCGCTGTACTGCTCCTAAGTGTGGTACTAATTTCTGGAAGTGATGCCACATTCGTGACTTACCAGCGTAAACACCGGTTTCAATTATTCCGTCTCCTTGCGCTGTTTTAACTACAGCTTCTCCAAGTTTCTCAACTTCACTAGCTGCGCCAATTGCAGCTAAGAAATCACCTTGAGTCATATCTAAGAATGCCCCAGGACGACCGAACAAAGCTAAGTCATTTTCAGCTCTGTCCACTACATTCAGACTTGCATTCAGAATCATTAACGCTTCTTTATCGTCTTCATCATCTTTCAAGGCACGTAAGACAGAAATAAGAATCATTATTTGTAAGTACTGACGCAAGCTAGCCGCGAACTTTCTAATGTTTTCTTGGTCCACTGCTGAGATCTCTGCACTCATCTCATTCATACCTTTCGTACGTGCCCAGCTCGGCACCAACATTGGAAGCATTGCAGTTAGGTGCTTACGAATAGCACTACTAAAGAACATCGTTTGATACGTGCCCTTTACATCTCGTTGCAAATACGGATCAAACTTTTCTTTTTCGAATCTAGCTGCTACGGATTCAGGCAACCAACTACGGAACTGCATAAGAAGAGGCCCAATCATTGTCTTCTTCACTGCGATAGGACTCGAAGGGTCGTAGTTACCGTGTATGCGTTTATTGATCTGGTCCATCTTATTCATCAAAGCCAAGTGTTTCTCTTCGCCCGGACGATAACCATCAATATCAATAATCCCATCTCCACCCATGTGCTCCCACAAAGACTTACCCTCGACTTTTTCATGTAGCAATACAGAAATCATGACCTGCCCATACACAAAATACTCTGAGCTACGTTGAATTTCGTACATACGTAGCTTGTTAAAGCCCTGAGATTCTGCCTGGTTTATGCTAGTTTCACCAGATTGAGTTTTAAACTTGCGTTGGTCGTGCCGCATCTCTGTAAAGTCCTTCAGTGAATCAAAGCTTATCATAGCATTTTGAGTCTTCAACGCTTCCTTATTCTGCGTTAAGCCTGTATTTAAGGTCATATTATTCAATGAACTACTTAGCATAATACCTGTAGCTTTACGGGTGTCTGCTTCAGTAAAGTCACGCTGACCACTAGCGTGCTTGAAGACACTTATGGCTCCAAACGCCATATTCACAATAGCTGCTGGAACGTTCCATGCCATGCCTTTGGCTTGGATAAACTGTTGTACCCCTCGAATTCCTTTATACACACTTACTTGAGGAGTAGCTTCTTCTATTTGACTTTGAATTAAGTCTTTTTCTTCTTGCGTTTTTGCAGCAAGCTTTTGGTCTTTCAACTCGTCTAGTTTTTCCTTTTGCTTTTTAGTGAACAAATTTTCATTTGCTTCAAAAGTAATATCCTGATTACTTTGGTAACCGTAGAAAGTATCTACTACAGTATTTACTACTCTCATAGTAGTTGCTCTAGCTGCCTCATCAGCATACCCTACAGGAGACTCTGCCCCTAATTTATTTAAAACACTTTCTGCTAATCCTTTCTTTACGCGTCCTACACGCGCATTGCTCATAACACTTTTCGTCATCCGAACTTTATCTTCAATAGCATTCTTACTATCGTAAGTGGTAGCCATCATAGTAAAAGCAAGGAAGGTCCTATCCATATCGTAGTCCTGAGTTTCAGGATCTACCTGTCCCAAGAAATAAGTAGGAAGCTCTTGACGAGGACGTCCAGTTACTGGGTCAATAAGTTTATTAATATTGTACTCAGGGTCAATTGTAAACGCGCTACGAATATTATCAGGCAGCTGCTTCATCCTGGTTGCCAGCCCTTCTGCTTTAAATAAATCGTTCGTCAATGATTTCGCAATTGCTGGAATAAAAAGTCCATTACGTACAAGGTGCGCTTCACGTGTCATCTTATGTGCTGGCAACATTGCCATCATCTCTTTTATCTGCTGGCGGTAGTCATTATAGAAAGCCAATGCATCAGGCTCAGACTGAAGCTGATCAAACCTAGCATCATAGTAATTCGTAGCCTTACCCTTTACAGTGCGTAAAGGAATGTCTAACAAGAATCTACTTGTTGCGCCTTTAATAAAACGACCCCCTTTACCCTCAGCACGTTTGTAAGCTTGGATAGGATTATTCTTAGCCTCCCATAAAGCTTTTGCATCTGTTGCGTTTTCCCCTAGGGTAAGCTCCAGCGTATCAAATTCACTGGTACGCGCGTCTACATACTCCTGCGCCATCGTTTCTTGCTGCTGCAAAAATTCTGCTGCACCAGCTGCGCCATACGTTTTATTCAGATACTCTACGTACTTAGGATTGTTTTTACGCTTTACCTCTGTACCAGAGATATCAAACATAGCAGAGATATCAATACGTCCCGTAACACTTCGCTTCCAATCATAGAAAGCTTTTGAATTGTTTAACGTAGCACGCTTAAGGTTGTACTCCGATTCATAAGAACCGCTAAGCATGGTAAGCATATTAGCTGTAGGATTCCCTTGCGCATCTAGTTCAACCATGCCATTCCAGCCGTGTTCGTTAAAGTAAGAGGTCTTTTTAAACTTCTTACTATTTTCCATATACCGCTTAGCACGAGCATTAAACTGTACCCGCTGCAATTGGCTAGCATCTCTTACAATCTTATCTAAGAAAGAAAGTTCTACCGTGCCCTGACGAGACGCATCCATAAAGAAAGACTTCATCCACCCAACCTGCTGTAAAGTCTCAAAGCTATTAGCATCTACGTTAACGCCTAGAGTCTCTAATTCTTGTCTAGCACCACGACGTGTTATGTCCCGAGCCTTATCCAAATAATTATCTTTCAATTCCGATGCTTCCCTACGTAGCGCAGTAGCAACATCTAACAGCGCAGGATCTTTCAAAATCTCTCTACTCTTATCGTAGAACTCGACCACACTATAAATATTCTCTAGAGCACTCAGAGCCATGGTAATCTGCGGGTCGGTAGAGTCAACGTTCTCGATAGTCCTACGAGCAAAATCAAGTTCTCTTTGACCAACAGCCAGGAAGTAGTCAGGCGTTATCTCTACACTATCATCAGTAAGCACCTTCAAATCCTTACGCTCTTGTACCAGCCTAGCTTCCACCCTCCGTACAAACTCCCTATTAGTGTTATACCGACTCTTAAGTTCCTCAAACTGTCGGATACGCTTCTCCTTGTAGTCCTTCATCTGATCTAGTCCTTGTAGGTTTTGTCCCCCTACATCCACAGCCGTAACTGCGTCAATCAAATCACTAGACGCTATCTCTTGCCCGGGAATCAACCCAATCTGACCTCCTGTTTGGATGTCCACGATTCCCATACTCAGCGTGTAAATCTCCTTTAAGAACTTAGTGTCCTTACCAAAGTTTATGCCTAAAGCGATTAACGCTTTATTTACAGCCTGCATAAACCTATCGATAAAGGTTTCATTTCTATTCAAAGAAAGCTTTGCAATCCTCTCAGCAAACTTTTTATTAGAAAAAGACTCCGCTACGAACTCTTCTAGACTTACAAAAGCATAGTACTTATCTAAGTTTTCTTTGAAGAAATCCAAATCAAGCTGCTCTTCTGCAGTCAAGGCCTTTCCATCTCTCTGATTCTTAAAAGCCCTGTAGCCTCTTGCAGATTGTTGTTGACCCGCAAAAGTTAATCCCATCTTTTGCAAGGACTCTGGAGTACGTGCAATATTCAGAAGTTTTTGCAGCTCGTTCACTGCAGCTACCATCTTAGCCTTTTTGTTAGGGTCAGATATTTTTGCCTTGCCTTGCGCTACCTTAATAGATAGGCTTGTAAATGCGTGGACCAACTCATGAGTTACAGTACGAATATCGTTTACCATATCCTGACGAATAGTAACAGTATTAGTACCAGCATTATACATACCCTTTCCTGGCAAGTCCTCACTAACAACTACCGTAACTCTATCTTCAGGTTGTAACGATTCTTGAGTCTGCGCTAACTCTTGTATAAAAGGGTTATTACGTAACTCAGAAACTTTTAAGAACTCCTTAATGCCCATTGGCATTTTGTTTGGATTCTCAGACCGGACTATCTCATCATTAACCTTACCCGACAAACCCATATTCATGGGAACAACCGGATTAAAATTTGGGTCGTACTCTTCCGCTACGTTACGGGTTGGTTCATAGCTTTGATCCATAGTTCCTTGGGGAGGCGCATCAGGTGCTGGAGCTGTAGTATTACCTTTTAGACTCTTAACTATAGGTTTCTTATTAGCTGGCTGAAAATCTGACGTGTACTCATCTGTCAAATAATCGCCTAATTTACTCACCAGTATCAAAGGAATAGCTTCAACGTCTTTTCCTTTATGTCTAACCATGCGCCCCATAGTATCAGAAGGAGCATATAAAGCATTCTTAACACGAACGTGCCCTCTAAAGGATGCTGCTTCAACGTCTAGGTGTAATACTTCGTTAGAGGTAAATATGCCCGCGTCTGCCTTACTGTTGTAGTAAGGAGCTAAAGTATCATTATGACGAATTACCTCAGTTATGACTTTATCAGTAGACACGCTTTCAGCAATATTAGGAATATTGACAATATCTCCTAGCCCTTTAGATTGTAAGTATTCTGCCGGAACATACTTTAAATAGCCTCTTGCTTTGAGTTTACCTCCACTAGTAGCCAAAGCATATACAACCAAGTACTCCCCAAACTTCTTTACTTCAGGATCAGCACTACGTAGTAAACTTAAAAAGCCTCGATGTAGTTCTGTAGAACTTCCCTCTAGCTCTCGGTCTCCTGGAAACTCTAGGTGTGGGTATGAACCTGGTGCCTTTACAGCAATCAACTGCTTAATAAAAGAATTATTAGCTATTTCAGGATTCTGACGTGCCTCAATTAAAAGAGTTGCAATACCGCCCGTCTCAAGATTGTGAGCTTCTGCTCTTACTTCTTCTGCACTCCTACCCGCTAGTTTAGCTGTAAACAAAGAGTAATTGTAACTCTTGACACCTTTTATCAAGTCACCAATAGATTCTTCTACAGATTGAGTTAGACCTGCTTTTTCAAAATCAGTTACTAAAGACGAAATAATATTTTGCGGCAGCAGGTTATTTTGAATATTCAACAAGCCTGTTGCAGTCCTTTTAACTAGATTCGAAATCTGCCCTGAAACTGTCATGTCTGCGGCTGATACAGCGTCTAGTACAGAGAATGTAGTCCCTTCTTTGTCACTTTGAGGGTTTTTCATTTTAGACAAAGCCACCTGCAATCCAATTAATGTTTTTGGTCGGTTAGTGTCTAAGCCCATAAAGTTTTGTACACGACTCAGATCTCTACCCATAACCTCTAGCTTCTCAACAGCTAGTAAAGCTCTCAGATTCATTTGAGAAATTTCTCTCTCACTTTTCTCAGACGCGCCTTTAATAATATCCAGCATAGACTCCTTATCTAACTCTGGTAAAGTCTTAATATCTATAGGATTTTTAGAATCTCCCTGCAGCTTTGTTATTTCCTGTGCTATCAGCGTACTAATTTTTATAGTACTTCCTGTACTAGCTAAACGTCCCGTCTTTTTCTTTAAAGCTAAGTACTGTTGAACTGCAGGCATAGCTACAAGAAAAGCTATAGTCTCTTGGTTGTACCCCATATGCGTTAAGCCAGTCCATACAGGCCAAGTATCTTGTGTAATTCCTAGCTTGCTTAACAACCCGTTGTTTTCGTTATCTACAGAATGATTTAACAATCGGCTAAACTGATCGCTACGGTTGCCTGCTGCTGGAGGATTTTTATACTCAAGTTTAAAGTCTGCGTCATGAATTCCTATGTTCCCTAAAGCTATATTCTCTGTAGGTTTCTTCGCATTTGGGCTTGAAAGAATTGTAATAAACTCTCCCTCTCGAAAACTAATACCTCCGTAACCTCTTGTTTCAAGAGACTGTTGAAGTTGCGCGTGAAGAACATGCTGTTTTGCAAATACTCCAATAGAACTTTTCGCACTTCGAGCTGCATCTGCTTTACGAGAGTTATAGGACTGGCTCATAGGTAGCCCCAAAACTGCATCATCATGCAGTAGTCCATCCATCTGATCTGCTAACGCTACCGCATAGCCGTCTGTTACAGGAGCGTGTATAGCCTTTTCAACCGCATTGTCCTGAGGGTCCATAGAGGCGAGATAGATATCAACTTGTTCGTTGCGTGCAGCCGCAACCCGTCGTTGCGCACTAGCTTTCTCTTCGCTCCTAATAACCTCTATAGAACCATCCTCTGTTTGTTCAATTGAATACAAGAACCCAAACATCTTATCGATGTCGTAGTCTTGTCCAATACGTCCTACCAGCTCTTCATTAACAATTAAGGTATCTCCGTAACTCTTGGGCAAGAACCCTACAATTTCGAATGCAGCAGAAGAACTCTTTCGTTGATTTGGAATACGATAGGCAAAAGCCTTGAGCAACTCTGGAGGTAAGTCATCAGCATTGATATTGCCATCATCATCCATATATTTTTCAAGACTGGCTTTGTATTTCCAAGGCATGATAATCTGATCCATCTGCCCTTCCTGAGCAACCTTCAGTTTATTGCCATCAAAGAGACGCACGCCTCCTTTCATAACCCACATAATGTCTCCGCTATTAACTAAATCCTCGTCAATAGACTTAATGCCTACCTCCGGTCGTATAGGTCCACTAAAGCCCTCTATACTCGGCTCGTATACTTCCTTAAAAATTATACTTTTGACGAGGTTTTCAATGCGTTCTGAACTTGGGCCTGCCTCTAAAGGTGTCAAGAAACGTACTGTTTCCTGGTCAAAGTAAAGATGCGCTAATTCGTTAGCATCATAGGAACGGTCAACACCTTCTTCAGTTATACGCTCGGCAAACTTCTTCCTTGACTCTGGAGTGTGCGATATACCCGTGTCGCTATCGTACTCCATCCCGTATCGAGCAGCAAATACTTCTAAACGAGCGTTTTGCTCTTCCCTACGAGCCTTCAAGTAAGCCTGATACATCTTAGCCCCTTTTACCGATTCTCCATTTAAAATAAATTTAGAACTGATTATATCAACTAGAAGCAATTTAGCTACCTGCGATCCGTGAACCTTCTCATTTGTAGTACTGCTCGGGACTTCCTGTTGTATCCGCATGTACTTACGATCGACGCCAGTTATAACACGCTTTTTTAACTCGTCTACATTAATTTCAACCGTGTCTCCTACGTGAACCGGAATCATTTTTTGGGCTTCAGTAGCTAACGTGTCATTAACATCCGACCACTCGTTGCCCAACTTTACAGCACTGTCGTAAGCAGCACGTTGGACATTATTAGTCTCCATAAATACCCGTAGCTTGTCTAGCTCTGTCCCTTGAGTAAGTTGAGGCACTAACGGGAAGGCTGCACTCTTAACATAAAGCATATGATCCCCCACACGCGCAGTAGTTACCGGCTTCATGGGTTGAAACCAATCTAGCTCATTGGTTAGCTTTATGTTGTTTGCTATTTTACTTAAAACATCGTCCATTTCCAGACGAGTTATTTCACCTTTCGCATAGAGTATACCCAGATGCTCTTCCACAGTTGTATACTCTGCAGCATCTGCGCTATCGTAATTTTCCTGCATAGACAATTCATCTGCAGACTGTCCTATCTTTTTCAAGTATTCATAATGCCCGGCTTTAGATACTACGCGAGCAGGGATAACCAGAAAGTTTACCTTTTGGCTATCTACAGGAATACCTTTTCGATTATTGTATGTGACATAGGGTATTGCCGCGCCAGGGGCAATAAGAGATGCAAACCGCTTTCCTAAATTAGTAGCAGTTTTTGCAGGTTTAATTTTACCAGTCTCTTTATCTGTTTTTACAAATGCCCCAGGATCTCCCATAGTGTCCATAATAACACTTGTCCGAACGTTCATGCTATCCATAGCATACTTAGCTAAAAACGCTACAAATGCTACTATGTGCCTGCCTCCTTTTTGAAGATTAGCTGTTGGAGCAACATGAACCTTAACAGGACTTTTCTTTTTAGACCCGTTAAAGTGAAATAGCTCACCTATAGTTTCAACCCCCTCTTTATCTGTAGGATTCCAGATAGTACCCTCTGTCTCACGAAGCATGTGCTGCATATCTTCGTTCATCGCTTCTTCAAATACCCTTACTGCTTTGCTATGAATTTCTGCTCGGAAGTCCGCGCGTTTGATTTTACCTTCCATAAAGGTTTCAGCTACTCCGTTTAAGGAAGGAACCATTACAAATCCTACTGCTACTCGTTGAGCTGCAGTCATGCCCTCTGTATTTCCCGCTTGGATACGCATAATACGATCTATCTCAAGATCAACGCTGTCTTTAAGAATTGTTTCATAAGCACCAGCTACGTTAGGCACTACGTCTTTAAACGTTAGAGTCTTCCAAGACTTTTCAGATACCTCTTCGTTTAAAACAACACCAGCCTGCTTAGCACTTAAAGCAGGGGCTTGCAAAATCGGCATTGTTTGTTTATCAGCTAGGGTAGGCATCAAAAATTTTGATATTATTATAGCCTCCCCGTTTGCATCCCGCTGTTTATATGTGTTTCGATTGCCGTAAAAAGCAAGTTGGGCTAAAACATTGTCACCCACTTGCATGCCGTGAAAGTTTCGTTCCTTTCCTTTATTTCCCTTTTTAATGCCACTTAAGTAAGTCAACTCAATCAAGCGACGGTTTTCTGCGCTAAGTTGTGCAAAACGCTTTCCTAAAAGAACCGAAGCTGGATTTTCTACAGCTGCTGTCTTGATTTCTCTTAGCATCTGATGCACCAGTTTAGGCGCACTGTATTGATACCGAGTTTTATTGTCCCCGTCTTTACTACTTTTTTGAATAAAGTTTTCACGGTAATCCGCTAACCCTACAAAAAAGTCTTTTACCGCTCGACCCGCTTGTGACCCAGAGCTTAATGCTTCTTCTAAAGTTAAATCTGACGTGCTTAAATCTTTTAAGGCTGTTTTAAAACGCCCCACAATCCCAGCAGTTCCCGCTTCTCCTTTCCTTAATGCATCTTCTACCCCAAGAAATATTCTATCACCCTTTTCATTGTCCGTCAAGTTTTTACTTGTTAAAGCATCAGGCGTTACTGAAATATTTAATTCATCTTCAAGAATTAAAGAAAATTTAGCAGCTTGGTCTGATTCTGGCAACTCAGAAATTCCTACGATTTGATCGTAAAGGTTTTTAAACTTCGGCTTATTAATCGCACCATCAAGATCAAAGAACTCTTGTTCAATCAAAGCTGAACGAATATCGTTTCCTGCATGCTCCCGCATATTACGGGAGTTGCTGTTCCAAATTTGGATGTCCCTTGCTTGTGTAGCAGTAACGTCTACAATTTTAACCGAGTCATAAGTTGTAACCTCTTTGTTTGCAAAGACTACAAACTGGTTGCGAATCATGTCTTGGACAGACAAAGCACGGTTTTGAATTTCAGCGTACTCTTTAGCAGTAGAGGTTGCTTTTAAACCCGGAGGTATGCTATTAATTGCATAAGTATCCGTCATTATATCTAGAACAGACTGAAACTGAGGATAAGTCTTAGTGTATTTTTTTAAGCGTTCTTTAACTTTAATATAGCTAGGCGCAACACCTGCAAGCACAGCAGATAGCTTATCTAAAAGATCTGTGTTGTTCAAAAATTTACGTCCAGCTAGACCAAAAGACTTCCCGGTTGTACCACGCTCATCGACTAAGCCCATAAGCAAAAGCTTAGACTCTAACCGCAAAGTGCTTTTAGGGTTTACTCCAAAAGCAAAGTTTTCATCAAACGCAGCCATAGGATTTGCATCCCGTTCAGCTTGCTCTGCATCATCTAACATTTCAGAATTTGCCGCTCTATCCCGGATGTTTTCGAGCGCCTTATTCAAATCGCCCTGACCTACGACTGTGTCTTTTGCTTGTTGCAGCAGCTCAACCATAGCCAAATCCATTAAAGGATTGAAGTTTTCAGAGCTGAGATAGGCTTCATGTGCTTCAACTACTTTCACAGTAAAGCCCTCTTGTTTAAGAGACTTATAGTATGCAAGATTATTTTCTAAGTTGGCTTTCACATAACGTCGCAGGTAATCACTTGAAATAGGTACACTGCGGTCTTTCGTTCGAATGTGAGTAGAAAACGCTCGTGCCATCATTCCTGTACTGAAGTTAATCCCGTCACGCAACTGACGAGAAGTCAGTCCTGGAACTTCATACAAAGCCCCTGCGCGTTCCATTGGGTCGGTACTCTCTTGGGAACTAGATGGCAAGTAGTCTGCGTCAAGACCAAACTTATTCGGATCATAGTTGCCTGGATCAAACTGCGTATTTTTTTCAATTACAACCTCAGAAGATGTATTGCCAGCAGGTTCGGGTGTCTCTTCTAATCTTTTAAATTTAGTAGGAACAGGAACCAAAGGGTTCATGCTTAGCTCTACCTTTGCAAATTGCCGGTTATAAATTTTGCCGTCTACTACAAAAGGCGCACGATACACAAATTTTCCTTGCTTCTGGACCATTTCCAAAGTAGAAAAAACATCAAAATTCCCTTTACCATCTGGGTACACTGTAGTGCCTTCTTGAGTAACGTTTGCAGGACGCTTGGTTATAAAACTTGCAATAGCTTCCGCACCGGGGCCTTGTCGATTCCCCTCTTTGTCATGGGAATAATACGTATCTCCTTGCAGTAAAGCCACCAAAGTAATTCCGTCCCTCCCTGAACCCAAAGGCTCCACAGCAAGTAACGGCCTTTTAATCCTAGGGTTATTTTTTAGTTTCTTTGTTTGCTCACTTAAGAACTCTGCGCCCTGTATAATCCGTCGAAGTTTTAACGCAACAGCCTTAGAAACTTCGTCTGCGGGTTGTTGCAAATCTATTTGTGAAGCCTCTGCGAACTTTCTAAGAAGATCGTTTTGACTAGGACTCATAGAGTTTGGGCTAAGAACAAATTGATTAAATGCATCTACTAAGTCTACCAATTGGGTAGAACTTTCGTATGTCATTGGCGAGAGTTCCACAAAGTGATACGCTTCTTCTTTAGTTAAAGCATCTACAGTAGAAACCAATAAATTACCTGCAAACTTTGGATCCGTAACCATTTCACCAGGAATCCCCATAGATTCTACCCCTGCTATAGGCAGTAAATTGTTAGAATTAGAAGGCACTAAATTCATGCCTTTGATATCTTCTACACCATTCGGTAATACCTCTCTAACTAAGTCCTCTGTTGGAAAGTCGTTTTTCTGATTCGCGCTAACCCTTACTCCATTATTGTTTTCCCAAAGTGTTTCGCCTCCCACAAAGCCTCGACTAACTTCTGATGTTGTTACTAGTGCGACTGTCTTTCCCAGCCTTAACTCCGCTTGCACCTCTTGAGAAAACTCTTGAATTTTAATGTCTGCTAAAAGAGTTTTATCTGCTCGTAGTGCAATTCTCCCATTAGATTCTCCTTCTCTAGCTTCTATTACAGTGCCTATAGGTAGCCCTGCAATAACCTTCTTTAGTCCGGCTAAGTACTTGTCATTAATCGTACTACCTTTATTTTCCTCTGTACTATTATTCGCATTTGTAAATTGAAATTGTACTGTTGTCACGTCAGAGACTACCGTATTACGTGTAGGGTTTTCTCCTGGCAGTGTCTCGCGAAGTTCCACATTAGCGGGAGCAGTCGGCACATCCCCAGTATACCCTGCTGGCTCAGGAAACCCAATGCCCGGCTCAGTAACAACCTGTTGTGGAGCTTGATTTACGCTAAACTCTCCTCCTCCATCTTGAGCTTGAGGGGGATTAGAACCTGGATTTTGGGGTGAAGAAGCCTGTTTTGTAGCTGCCTCTTCCGCCTTTACTATCTCTTCTGCTACCGCAGAATCAGCATCAGCATCTTCTTCGGCTGCCGCTTGTTGACGAGCTTCTTGACGCTGCTCAGGAGACATCTTTGCTAAACGCTCTATAGAACCAATCATCTTAGATTCAAAACGCTCAACACCTCCAGGTTTAATAAAGTCGTTATAGTTACCAATTAAATTTAGACGGTCCTGTGCTACGGCATACATGTCCTCAAACAAAGCCTTTAGATCCGCCTCTTGAAACTCGACCCCTTGTTGACGTCTAATCGCTCTATGTAAGTCTCCTAAACGATCGAATGTGCTAAGGTCAAAGTCGTACTTACCTCGTTCGACATTCTGTGCTGTAGCCATAGTCTCCAGCATAGTTTCCATTTGTTCCGCCAGTATTTCCCGAGCTTGTTGAGCGCTAGCAATATCTTTTTGACGTTGGTCAGCTTTTTCCGGGTCAATGTTTTTTATAATCTTACGTTCCAGCTTTGTATTAAGCTGTTTATCAATATTTTGATATTTATTAATAAGGTCTAAAAATGAATTAGTCGTGCTCTCAGTCATGTTTAAATCTGCCTGCATACGGACAAGATCAAGAACATCACCTTCATTCATATTTTCAATTGCATCTGCAATCTCTCCCGCAATACTCTTCTCACGTGCATCCTTCTCCTTAGTCATATAAAGCATATGAGCGACTCCCGTATGGATGTCTGCATCTTCTCCTCTGTACACTGTACCTGCCCTATCATACGCCTGCCTAGCCCGATCCATTCTAGACCGGTAAGTTTCCATGGCTTTATTGCGGTGGGCACGCAAGTCTTCTTCTGTCATGTTTTTTGCAGAAGGGCCTAGCTGTTCCCGCAACTCCTCGTCTGACATCTCGTCCATAATCTGCTGAGCTTCAGCAATAGATTGCTCATACCGACCAGTAACGACTTTAGTTGCGGCATGAGAAAAAATCATTTCAGCTTCCGCATCTTTGGCTTCTTTGAATCGGCCCTCTTGAATAGACGCGTCTTGCTCTTTTTGCAAAACATTTTGTCTATTCATATTTGCTATCTCTGCCCGCAGTATGCCGCCTACATCCCCGTGCTTCTCAGACAGGTTCATAATAGCGTCCATTTTTTTATCCCGCGCTATGAGTGCTTTCCGTTGATCTGCATACCCTCCCATCATTTGCCACTTCCACTTCTTCTCAGGCTTTCCAGCCGTTTCACTATTAGAAGACGGAGTAGTACTTTGATTACGGGCATACATAGGGACACCTGTAAATGCTAGAAGCATACCAATGCCAATTTCCTTAAAGCCGTCTTTGGTCGTGTAGCTGCCTTTAAGTCCCTCTAAAAAGCTGTCTGCAAACCGTACAGTATCCTTTACGCCTTTTGGGTCATAGCGTTTCGATATGTAATCCTCTGTCGAACGACTGATAGCTCCTTGCCCACCTTCCTCGATAAAACCTTCATACAAAGCATTCTTAGTATTGGCAGCAGTTACACGTCCTACAGTCCCAGTGCGACCCGCTATACGCCCTAGAGTGTTCCCTCTTGCAGCATCTACAAGACGCGGAAGCTTGCCTTCTACTACTCCTAGATTTTTAGCCAATCGCGCCCGTGCTTTCTGAGAAAGTTTACTTGTATCAATAAACTTTGAAGTAGACATTCCTTTGCGTAACCCTACCCCAAACAGTTTTGGAAACATCAACATGTTAGACGCTCCTACCAAAGCCATATTAGCCCCGAAAACACCGTCTGCATACCCGCTAATTTCCTCTCGAAAGTCTCCTGCCATCTCCTCAGAAAAAGAACCTTTACCGTTTAGTTCTTCATACTGTTGTTTTTGGTTCTCAACTGAAGCATTGAGCATGTGTCTTGCTTCCATACCAGACTCCATTGAAGCGCCTGTAATAAGCTGACGTCCTACACGTGCTGCTGCTTGAAGCGCCATCGGAGTACGCGCAGTTTGAGCCGCAGCTTGCAAAGCAGAAGCCGCACCTTCTCTAGTAGCTGCAGCTCCTAAAGATCTACTAGCCCGTAAAGCATCGTCTACTAGGCTACCTGATATTAAAGCCTTCCCTCCTTGTAAAGTTTTTTGAGCTAACCGCGTACCTCGAGCCACAAGACCTGCAGTAACTGCAGCTTGCGCAGGAGCAGCTCCTCCAAAAGTTGCAGCAGTAAGAGCACTAAATGCCATTTCTGTAGCAATAGCACCCATTACAAAACTTGCACCGCCCGCTAAGTCATCAAATAAAAAGTTAGCTACCTTCTGACCCTTACTCTGGTCACCCCCTCGTTTTATCTTATAGAACTCGTCTAAAAACTCTGTGCCTTTATCTAAGTTATTAGCTAAAGAATTATCATACAGTTTTGTGATGTCGCCATTCGCTATAGCACTAGGAACTCCGTAAAGCAATGCGCCAAAACCTTGAGCAACATTTATACCTGTATCTGCTACAAGCTGAGTCATCCCATTCTTCATCTTATTGATGACGCCTTGAGCCTCCTGACTGCGTTTTGCAGTGTCTTCTAAGCTAGTGTAAGTAAAGCTTTCTTCAAGCCCTTCTACCCCGTTTAAAATGCCTGACAACGCGCTACCTTCCGATACTCGACGTCGCTGAGTTTCAAACTGATCTAAGTCAACATCTAAGTTATTATCGTAAGGATTTATAAACTTAAAGCTGCCGTTCTCCTTCTGGACAATATTGTTACTGCTGTTTGTAAGAAACCCTGTAATGTCCTGACCCGGAGATGCAGGTGGTGCATCAGGGGTTTCAGTTGGTGTTTCCGAGTCAACAGCATCCTTCGCTTCTACAGGACTAGGCTGTCCTTCTAAAGCTTTGCGAATGTCTGAGGATGATGCCGTACCTAGATCGCCCAGGTTGACCGGCTCTTGATTTTCCTCCGCCATAATATGTAGTATTAATAATTATTAATAAATAAATCTCCAATTGCGTTACGCAAATCCTTAACCCCATTCTCATTATCTAAAATATAATGACTCCCATTATTCATATAAGGAGACCCCTCGCTGTCATATAACGCAAACCCATTCGATACTTTTTTAATTTCTAATGCTGTACCTCGAGGACTTTGCACAGTAAGCGATTCTTTTCCGTCTCCCCCTGCCCACGAATTTAATTTAGGAGCAAATATATTAGCAATAGCTGGAGTCATGCTGAAACGGGTTGCAGGAGTTGTAGCCCCACTACGAAGCTGTAACAATGTTCCCTCCATACTTTGTTGGAGAAGCCCTAAATCATCTGGATTATTCAGCTCGTAATACCCAATACCTTGCTCCCCTTCCTTGCCCGCAACTCGATTACTATATTCTACTTGCACAAGCGGATAACCCTTAGGACCAATGCCACTTGTCAATCGTGATCCTAAAATCTGATTTGACTGGATGTTCTCCCCGCGCTCAAAGTTCTCTTTACCCCCACTTGCAGCGGGGAACAGATTAAGCGTGCGGTCATATGCGACGAAGGCATTAAGCTGATCGTCTAATAATGTATTATTTACCCGATCGTCAAAGACACCTATAGTGCTATCTGGAGCAGCAGTGCCATCTGTAAGTGTATCGTTAGCAATACCGCTACTGACAATTCCTTTATTTTTTAAGTTTTTAAATCGAGGATCGTCAGCTGCAGTTTTAGCTGTGGCAGTCTTAACATACCGAACTCCTGCATCTTTAAGAAGGTCATTCATTCGATTCATGACTGCTACGCCCTCTTCTCCAACAACGTACTCTCCTGCTTGATTTTGAGCTGCAGGAAGGCGGTCATAAGACACCCCTGTAAGTTGCTGCGAAATTTCATTTATATGGACTCGTCCTTCAGGAGTTTGCAAGTAATCTGAAAGAGCCATTCCGCTATCTACAAACTCTTCCATAGCACCTACAGACTGTACAATGTCTACATTTTTCATATAAACGTCGTCCATGCCTTTTAAGTAGTCGGGACGTTTTGTTGCAAATCCTTGGAATTTTTGCATCCCGCCCTCTGCGTTAGAGCTAGAAAAATTACGCGGATTGTCGCCGCTAGAAACAATGTTCTCTGGTCCGTACAACGTAGCCAAATTGGTATAGTTATCAGTATACGATTTAACTAACTGAGAGTTTAGCTTAACATTAGCATACTCTGGAGAACCACTAATGTCCCCTACTAGCTTGCGAATCTGCTTAGCATAACCTGGCAGATTCTTTTCGCTCGAAGCCTGTTCCATAATCCCATCGACTTTACCCCATAAATCGTTTAAGTAGGGTTTGTCGCCTTCAGCAGCTAATGCAATTTCTGCAGCTAAAGTGTCTTGAACAGAATTAGCCGCAGCTTCAGTACGAAGAGCGTCTCTGTCTAAGCGGTCATAGTATCGTGCTACAGATTGCGTGGGAATACCTACCATCGAAGGTTTGTACTCTACAAACTCCATAGACTTGGGGAGATTTACAGCCATTATGTATTTTCTTCAGTGTAGTTTGTGCCGTACTGCCGGCCTTGCGATTCAAACATTGCTGCTAAGTTAGGCGCATAAATGTTTTTTAGGTAGTCTTGAGTGCTAGAAGCTAGTACGTTCAGAGGTTGTTGTTTGATTTGAGCATCAAGCATAGCCTTCTGATTATTAAACCCTACCATATCATCTTGGTATTTGCTACGTAAATCGTTTTGAACTGCTCTTCCTTGGTAAGCCATCGTATCATAACGCGCTTTAGCTTGTTGCTTTGCTTGATTGTCGATAGCCCGTGCACGCCCTTCTGCTCTAAACCGGTTTGCCATTAAAGCTTGTTGGTTTGCAGCAGCCGCTTGTTGCGGTAAGTTTGTACCTCGGGCTGCCGTGTTAGTAGCATTGCGGATATCGTCGAGCGTACTTTGAATATTACTTTCATAAGCAAACTGCGGTATATCAGTTTCAATAGGACGCTGAGGTCCTTGCATAGCATTAAGTGCCCGACGTTGGATTGCCGCGCTACCCAGAGATGCCATAGCAGGTACTGCTTGTAACGCGTTCATCTTAGGCATATTTACCTGCATCATTTCAGGAGAAGCAGTTTGTATTTCCTTTGTAGGCAATACAGAAGCTACCTCTTCTACTCCTCGAACAGGCAACGGTGCGACGCCTTCTCTAGTCCCTCCACCAGGTGTTGTCCCAGAACCATCTCTAGTCGGAACCTGATTAGGGTCGCTTACAGGTTGTTCAATTTGATTCGCCTGTATTTGAGGATCTACTATAGTGGGAGATACAGCTCGTACATTTTCTGGAGTGTTCTGAGCCGGGTTAGTAGCAAGGTTAGCTAACATAGGAGCCGCAGAAACTGCCGCAGGTATTAACTTACCTGTATTACTTAATACTCCAGTAGAACCAAAACTGTAAGGCTCTCGAGCAGCGTTGTAACGTTTATTAAATAAGTTCAGCTCATCATCTGCTACCCCTGCCCGACCTACAGCGTTGTTTCTAAACGCCCCTGCAGATTGCTGGTTACGCAAAGCCTGCGCATCATTTGCTTTTGCAGTCTCTGCTTTCGCCCGAGCTTTAGTAGCTGCTGTTTTATTCGCTTTCGTAGGAGAGTTTGTTGCTTTAGTTTCAGCAGCTAGAGCTTTTTGCTCTGCCGAAGCTGCAGTGTTTTTAAAAGACCCCCGATTAGTTTGAACAGCTCTAAAAGCATCCTGCGTTTCATCAACTAAAGCCGAAGCATCATCTGCTTTATTAAGTCCTGCTCTACGCGCCATTAAAAATTGAGAACGGCTACCTGGAAAATCTGACGGCTTACCTCGAAATATATTTCTTATAGCTGTCGGACTTTCGAAAAGTGCCGGGGATAACTCTAAACCTATTTCAGTAAAATACTGCGCTTTTTGAAGAGCACTTAAGTCAGGGTCCATTGCAACTTCAAAAGCATTTTGCCGATCAGTTAACCCAAAGTCTCCAGCAGTACGCATAACTCCAGACGTCATCTGTGCTGCAACTGCTGCAGACCCCAAAGCCCCCGCATAATTAATGCCTCCACCAGCAATAGCAGGATTAAAAACCTGACCAGATAAAAATTGCCGACCGACGGCTTGAGCAGCTAACCCAGTTTGACCCATACTAAGACCGCCTAATCCTATAGCTCCTGGGGCTAAAGCCGCAGCTCCTAAACCCATAGCTAGAGCAGGTTTCATAAAAGTATCTGCGAACTCGTCTCGCCCTGCCTTTACCGCATCCGTCATTTCTATCCCACGTTCTAAGAAATCCTCCCCGCCGGCTTTAAAATTATCATAGTTAATTTTTGCCTGCATACCAGTAAATTCTGGCCTATCCGTAACTACCCTTGCCGAACCCATAGGACTAGTTATATCAACTCGAAAGCTACCCTCAGTACCCTCGGGACCAGGTATATAAGCTAAAGCCTGATCGGGGAACTCGTCTTCTGCTTCTGAAGCTAACTCTTTATAACGCTCTCTAGAAATGCCTAAAGATTCGCTCCACCCAATAGAGTCGCCTGTTTTATCTTTTGTACGAGACGCTTGGGTTTGAGCTATTGCAGAGTTTCGAGAAGTAGTGTAATCACTAGCAACTTTTCTAACTAAGCCATCAAATGCAGCTCGGTTAGGGATGTCTACGTACTCTCCTGCTAAAGCTTTATTTAAGTCACTTGTAGTAACATTATTACGTTGCATAAAATCCAACGTGCGTTTATCAGAAGCAGCTAACTCAAATAGTTTATTATCATCTAATTCTTCAGGAATAGAAACTTGAGGTTCTTGAACTCTCTGCGTTTGGGGTGCAACAGCATTTGAACCATTAGTATTTTGTGCAGAAGCTTCGTTAGAACCCTGGGAGTTTGGAACATTTACTCCGGCAAACGCCTGCATTGTAGCCATACTCTTATTAAACTGTTCGTACCGCTTTGCCATCTTTGCAGAGTCTTGAGCTTCTGTCTTTGACAAAGTTCCTCCAGATGCAACTACAGCGTACGACCCATTTAATACTTGTTGTATCTGTTCGGGAGAGGGATTAGGCGTGCTCAAATCAAAGTCCACATATCCTTTTACCCCTTTACCGCTTTCCGCAGCAAAATAAGCAGCAGCTGCTCCGGCAGTAGCATCGTCTAAAAGCAAGTCCGGATTGTCTACTAAGCGATCATCCCCGTATACTGCCTGGCTTACGCGTTTGTAATTAGCCTTGCCAGTAACTTGTACAAGCCCTCGCCCTCTATACTTGTAGCCGTCACCCTCAGCAGAGTTACCGGTAGCATCATCGTATACATAATTAAAGAACGCCTCTGGATTCGCTTTAAGCTTAGTAAGCTCTGCGTCTGGCATGTCCTTAAACTTCCTTGCAAAACGGGTGTTTACTCCTCTAATAGCAGCATTAGAAGTGTTGCTGTAATTATTTTCTGCTTTAGTTCCTGACCCCCCGCTTTCTTTTTGGGTTACAGAAGCTACAGCAGCAGCAATAGCAGGACTCATGCCATACTGAGAAGACAGGCTATCAATCATAGACTGCTGTGCGGGTGTTATACTAGAAGCAGTCCCTGCTCCACTAGCAGCCGGAAGTGCGCTTACTAAATCCCCCCCTAATGCCATTTGCTGGGAAGGCATAGCAGCCTGACCTTGAGGCTGCATAGCCATACGCATCTCTTCGTTCTTACCTTGCAAAGCAGCTAACGCTTTCTTACCCTTTTCCAAATTACGCTTTGCCGTGTTGCCTAAAGGACCTACAGGGTAAGTCTTTAACGTTTCTTCTTGTTTAGCTATAAACCGCGCTATTTTTTCTGCTACTTGAGCAGGGGTCATCTTCTTCTTACTCATGTGATCATAGATAAAATGTCATTCGGATCAAATTTCATATCTTTAGAATCGCTAAATACATATGGGCTATCAACAGGTTGCCCTCCAGCGTCTACAAATGGTTGTGTAGCACCTCGTGTAGGAATACCTCCTTGCGCGTGACTAGGGCCATTACCTTTAAAAAGATTTTCAGACAGCTGGTTATAGCTTCCTTGTCCCGGCGCTACGGGTCGGTCGTAAGGCGAAGCTAATATAACTTCTTCTTTTTCAGTTTCATAATCGATAGGGCCGCCCATAGCATAAGACTCGTAAGTCCCGGCTTTTACTCCTTTTGCGCCAATGACCCCTCTCTCTAGCTTGTGAGCACCATGAGAAGCCTTGTACAGTCCTTTACCTATGCGAGCTGCTCCAGTTACATTTCCTGCAATAGGGATTGCACTTAACCCGCTAAGTGTCGCTAATGCATACTGTTCTTTAGCTTTTGCGGTATCTCCTACTGCAGTATTGTAAAAGCCTCGCGCTCCACTAATTCCAGCATTTAATAAGTCCGCCGCCTCGCCTACTATAGGGAGCTGACCAGCAATAGCTAAATCCATGCCTAGCGCATCCAAAGGTTGCTCCTTATGAAAATTATAAGTGTTAGTAGCAAAAGTATTTGCATTATTCCTCGCATTTTCAACAGCAGAATTTATACGTGTTTGATTTCCTATATTGTTATACCTGCGCTGTTCCGCATTAGTATAATTTGTTAACCTATCAGAAGTCTCAGGCCGGTTTGCAACAGCAGCAGCAAGATCAGGATTTAAGTTATTGTATTGGGCATATTGCTCCATCCCAGGAATAACAGGAGGATGAGTTCCTCCGCCATGGGGATACTGTCGCTTAGTAGCTCCTCCCATGTAAAAACGATCTACTGGTCCTCCATACTTAGAGTAGTACCCTCCTCCTGCACCGTCTTGATCGTAAGTACTTAAAGCCTGACGACTAAAGTCTTGTGCATTAGCCACATTTGCAGCCGTTCGCATACCAGAAAGTCTTTCTTCTTCTGCTATGAAACGATTTTTTTCCATGTTACTCTCTTGCCTAGCCTTAAGTAAACCTACCCCAGCACCAACTACCATGCCTGCAGGTCCAAAAGACATAGCGAAAGGGTTAGCTGCTCCGCTTACAGCTGCCCCTAGCCCTTCTCCTACGCCAAAATTAGCCATAGGGTCACCAACAGTATCCGAATTTTGGGTAATAAACTGTCCTGCAGATTGACCTGCAGAACTTGCTAGACTCATGTTGCCCTGTTTTGCAAGATACTGCTTCATAAATTCTGGGAATTGCCCAGGAGTCATAGTAGCGCCACCCTCAGTAGGAAACTCGAATCCTTCAGGAGCTTGCATTGCACCATTCTCAACCATTTCTGGATTAGCGTTAGCTAAATTAGCATAGTAATCAGAAGCTATGAAAGGCCCTCCGTAGTTCATTTGAGGAACAGTCGACTTAGCAGGTTGTTTCTTTTTAGTAACAGGGCGCTTCATACCAGTTGGTCCCGTACCCAGAACTAAATCAGTTAAGTTTCGACGCTCGCACCGTTCTCCGTTAAATTTCTTGCTCATCCGCTACAGCTTTCGCAATCTTCTGGGTCGTCCAGGTTGCATGTAATTTCTCCGCTCTCAAGTTTTTCTTGAGATTTTTTAAGTTTCTCTGAGTCGAGAAAAGAGATGTCAAATTCGTCTTCCATAATTAGCATTTCCAACGCCTACGTGCTTGGCGTATGCGTGAATTAGGATCATTTTTAGTCTTAGAACTAGAACGCTTTAGCTGCCCTAAAGAACGGGCACAATACGACTTACGCCGCTTAGCTGCCTTGCTTCCCTTTTTAACCTTACCAGTAACAGCTGTCTTTAGCTTACTCCCTGGGTTTGCTTTTCGGTATGCACGTACACCTTTTGCAGTCATCCCCGCACCCTTTTTGGTCGAGCGGTAGTTTGCCCCTTTCCCCTTTGTGGTTTTGCGAATAGAAGTTGCCTTGCGTGTTGCTGCCATCACTAACGCTTTTTACGTCGTTTTGCAGTTTTTGCAGATCGCTTAAACGCTTTTTTAGTAGGCGCACCCTTTGCTCCAGCTGAGCGCATCTTTTCACCCGATCCGGCTTTGATGCGTTTTCGTTTTGCATGGATGTTTGCGTATAAACCCTTTTTCTTTTTAGTAGCCATTAGAAGTCGCTCATTATGATTTCATCAATATCCTCTTGAATAGTTTCTTTCTGTACCTCTAACTCCATCATGATGTTAGCTTGGTACCGTTTTACTTCTTGCCCCTCATTAAAAATAATGATTGTAGGCACTACTACGATGCTGTGATCTGCTTGTTCTGCTGGGGAAGAAGCGATGTCTACTCGCCGGCCCGTACAATCTGTGAGTTCCTCTATCCAAGGAACACTGTTCTGTGAGTTAAAGCCTGCGTTAAATTCTACAACGCAAAGACCCTCATATAGATTTTCTGTATTCGCTACATCAGGTGTAGCAAATATCAATGCACCCACAACAAAAGTAGCAAATATTGCGGTAATAATTTTCATTAGTTCATTTTCTTAAGTTATCAATTTTTTCTTCTATCCGTTTCATGTCATCTTTTATTTCAGAAACATCCTCTTGGGTTGTCATAATAGTTTGACGCACAAGCTTGTCTTTCATATCAAATTCCATGCGTGTAATCTCAGGCTCAGCAGGTTCCGGCAACTTCTTAGCTTCCTCAATATCAGCTTGTAAAACAAACCAACCACTAATTATCACCACCATCCCCGCCCCAATAGTAAGCAATGTTTTAATACTTACCTGAAAGCTCGTGTCTTCATTTAATTCCTTTCCCATCATTAATAAATTACATAGTTTACCCCAGCAGAAAAATTATGCCACGAACGGTTCCAATACCGGTTGTAAGTCCCCTCTAAAAAAATACCTAAACTTTTAGTAATTCGCCACCCGCTAACCACGCCTACTGACAAGTCTAACCAGTCGTTAGCTCCGATAAGAGTATTGTAAGAGTACTCGTTGTTTAGATCTAGATGGTAAGGGTAGAAGTTACCCCAGGTGTGCAACCATAAATCTTTGCTATTGTAGTAGTAGTCGTAACCTAGCACTAGACTATGACACCACTGGTCCCCAAGAAGTAGACGTTGTTTTTCAGCATAGTCGCTAAGAACCGTAGGAATCACAACCTCTCTCCAAACATCTATGCTACTTGCTACCCTTTCGCCATTTGGATTAAGGAAGTCTTGTGTATTAAAATCCACGCTATAACCCTCTTGGAGCGCTAAGGTGGTGTAATGAACAGAGTTGTTAGCCTCTACCCACTCCGCGATGGGATCGTAGCCGTACGCCTCTGAAATGCGCTGCGCAATGCCTGCGTTAAAAGAAAGCTTGCCTTTACTATTAATACGCAAACGCTGTGACCCCTCCGCGTACTTCACATCTGCAAACCCATCTTCTAAGTATTCAACTTTAGCCAGCCAACGTTTTGATACATACCGTAAAAAGTGATGTTGGTTTACTAGCACCCGACCTTGTTGCCTGCGATAATCAATCTCAGATAAAAACTCAAAGCCTTGCCTTTTACCTATAGTAGCATCATCTCCATAAGTTTTTTCAGTTCCATCGTAAAATGCATTTGCTCTATTCTCATAACCAAACCTAGCAATCTTACGAATGCCTAGTGTTAAGCTGTAGTCAAAGGGCGTTTGGATTAAGTCATACTGAACAGTATTACCATCTATAGAATACGCTTCTGTTGTAGCTAAAGAATTATTGCCATTAGCAGCTGCGTATAACGTAGAGTATTTAAAAAAATTCTTAAATACCTGCGCCTGTCCTACAAATGGTAAAGCGGTAAAAAACAAAAGGACTGCTAGTCTCATGACTTTACAATTTTAATTTGGTAAGACCGCAAGTAAGCGTAGACTGTTACATGATATACGCCAGGTTTCCAGTGCTCGGTACTAATTGCAGACTCTGCCCCTTCATAAATTAATTGACCAAGGCTATTATACGCCTTTGCATATTGCAGATTCGGACAGCTAATGTTTAACAGGTCTTGTACAGGATTAGGATACACTCGAATAGTGTGATTTATCTCTGTAACATCTGTAGGCCAGCCTAACTCGCAGTAAGCGTGAAGTTCTTGGCATGCCCCGTCCCACTCTGACTCACAGCAAAAAGGATCGACTTCAATAACCCAAGAGTAGCAAGAGTCGTTTGCCCAGTAAGGTTGCCCAGGTCCTGTAATGCAGCCGGCATCATACAAGCATATACCATTATTCGCTATATTAGCGGAAACCTCGAAGTTATAAGCATCAAGATCCATACAACCCATGACAGCTTCAACGCACCCTCCGTTGTCAGTATTCGCGTCCTCCTCAAAGTTGATAGCGAGTACATCAGTACAGCCGTACACAAAGGGAATGCAGCTACCGTTATCCGTATTCGCTGCAGGGTCGTAATTATATTGGGTGGGGTCGATACACCCAAAGACAAATGGGTCACATTCTCCTGGGTCACTAGCAAGTTCGTTGTAATTAAAGGCAGTAGCATCCATACACCCTACAACCTCCAACTCATCGCAAATACCATCATTGTCAGTATCAAAGATGCACTCGTTCGAACAGTTGTAGAACTCAATAGGAAAAGTACAGTCCCCTTGTACGTTAGACTGCGAGTTATAATCACAGGCTTGGGAGTCCATACACCCGATTACCGATTCGATACACAAGTCATTGCAGAAGGGAACACCTGTATAGGAATAGGGAAACTTCTTAATAGCGTCGTTCCAAGGGTTACTGCCCGCCTCCAAGAAGATGCCTTGAGGACTGGTAAGAAGAAAACCACATTGAGCAGCAGTGGTTTCAGCGTTGCCCCCAGTAAAGAAGTAAACTTGAATGGGTTCGCCGGAGTAGAGCGGGAGATAGAAAAATTCTTCTATGCCATCATTAGGCCCCATTTGAAATGGACCAAAAATCTCATCCCCTTGGATAACGCCTAACCAACTTCCAAACCAGCCATCGCCCGCCCCATCGGTTAGAGTAAGCAGGCTCATACATATAGGGTTAGTTTCTAAAGTATTAGCTTCTGGGTTGAAGTTTAAAGAGCCTGGTATAGTGCAACCTAGAATAACCTCTGTAGTACAAGAACCGTCGTCAATAAGAGCAAGCGGGTCATACTCAGTAAAGTTATAATCTGTACATCCTTCAAGCAGATCTAACACGCACTCTTCTACTATAATTAACTCACTAGAAATAGCAGAGTATTGCGTTGTATCGCCTACATAAAATAGGGTGTCTTGGCATAAGGTTGTAATAGAAATATTGCCGTCCACTCCCCCGTAGCAGCTTCCGCACATCCCATCGCCAAAAGTGTCTAGCACTTCTAAAACAAGCGTGTCTGCAACAGCAATACATGCATCGTATGTAACCGGGACTCCTACAGAAGTATACCCACTGCCCGATAGTATCTCTACCCCATTAGACTGAAGCCCCCAACTAATCTCCCCCGCATACGTATCAGGAGTAACAGTAACAATAACAGTAGTTTCTCCTTCCGCGCAAGGTTGTGGGGGATAAACACAAGGCTGAGAAACGTTTGCCCAAGGGTTGTAGTTAACTCCCTGAGGATCACTGCATCCAAAAATCGGAGGTGGGCAGGGCAGAACTTCAAAAGGAACAGTCAGTGCGGATGATGCAAAATCATATACCGAAATATCTAACCCGCAAGAATTAGATAAAGAGAAGTAACCTTCCCCAAACGCACAGCAAATACCGTCGCCAAAACTATCGTAAATAATAAAGTCGTAATTGCCGGGCTGCAGGTAAACAATCTTTTCATTGTACGACTCTGTAAGATACAGAGAAGACTCCTCTACTACCTCCTCCCCCTGTACAATAACCCAGCTTGTTTCAGGCGCGTACAGATCTGTTTGCAATGACACAAGTACCCAGCTCTGTCCAAGCAGTACTGCAGGCAATAGAGAACCAAAAAAGAATAAAAAGCCTTTCATCACCGTTTACGTTTAGTAGTAGTACGTTTTCTGACGTTTTACTGCAGGCAGACGTGTAGGCTGACCCCCAAGGGTTTCCTTTTCGAATCTATTCGTTAATCTTTTAAGGACGTTTAAATCCTCTTACTTTTTCTTTTTAGAAGTCGCAGTCTTACCTCCAAACATCTTGAGGTGTCCCGCAGCTTTAAGTGCGTTAATTAAAGCCGTAGGAGTTTTACCTCCTTTAGTCAATTTAATTTGACGAGTAGCAGCTGACATAGCCCCACCATAAGTCATGACAGGCACCTTTTTAGCAGCCTTTTTAACAGGCTTTTTCTTACCGTATTTCATAGCAGTTATGTTGTGAGAGCGCGTACTTATATTCTATACACTTGATTGCTACTCTCGAGTTATCTATAACTCTTACGCACTTTAGCATCTACATCATGTAAATATAACAGATTAGTAGTAGTAGTCGGAGCAATTAAACGAAGAATAGCATGAGTGCTATTAAAACGTCTTTGATCGTGCCAAACAGTAGCCGCATTAATATTAGCAGTAACAAACTCTTGCGCATCGTCAATAAACCTGAGAGAACGATTATTCACTAAATCTCTAAACCCATTAAACTGATACTGAGTACCATTATGACGTAGAGTCACTCGCTGGTAGGTTTGAATATCAATGTCTCCTGGTTTAATAAAAGTCTGATTTCCGCTACACTGGTAGTCATTATAAACTGCAGCTTTTACAAACGTTTTAGTTAAATCTATATGCCCTGCATTAGCATCATTTGGCACATGCTCTATAGCCTTTGTGTGCCACGAAAAAGATTGCCATTGAACAGACTCTTTTGCAGGGAATGCAATATCGATATAAGGATCTACAGTTGTTGTGACACTATCGTGATGGTACGTAATAGAAGCATTTGTAAAATCGTTTAACTTAAATAAGTTTAAGTATGTTCCAGCCGGAGGCGGAGATGCAACTGGTCCCGTATTCCAACTATAAAAATTTGTTCCAGAAGCAACAAACGCATTCATACGTAAGTCGTGAAAAGCTACCCAAGCACTGTTATTAAAGCTATACGACAGTATCTCTGTCTGATCTTTAAAGAAGGTATTAGCGTAATAATCTTTCAAATCAAAAGGAAGAGTAGTATTTCCTACGCCATATGACCCTACCCAAGTATTATTCCGAATCATTAACATAACCCTGTTAAACTCAGAGTCATACTCTGCTAATACTCCAGGGTAGTAACTTTGAGCATTACCGCCTGGAAACCACGTAGTATTGAGTTTAAGCGCGTCCTTAAGGTAGTCCCGCATACCGCGATTGCTAATCTCTTCTAGTTTGCCATTGTACAAAAAAGCTTTACCCTGAAGAGCGTCTACATAAAAATAACCTCTGGGAGTAAGTACAGCTGATTGTTTATGTTGCGTCCCCCCAAACCCAAACTCACTAGGAGCTATTTCCGAAGGAGTAACGCGAAAGATATCTCCCGTACCTATAACAAGTTGCCCAGAAGAAGTCGCAACAGATTCTTTACCTACCGTCACAAAAAGACTTTGCTCGTGATGAATCAAAAGTTTATCTGAGTAACTCTGCAAGTTTGTAATAACCCCACGCGTTCGAGGTTGTTCTAAATAGTCTAAAGCTGGGAAAGATCTATACGCCAAAACGGAGGTACCAAGATCTTGCTTTGAACTACGAGCAATGCGATACGCAAAAGATGTGGGGTACTCAGATGTGGTTACATGTATCAGAGGCTGAATCCAGTCATTCAATTTTAACAAGCTAGAAATAAAAGAAACATCATTTGTTTCTTGAGGACTTACTTGTCTATAGCACGCCTCAAACTCAGATTCTAAACCTTGCACGGTTTCAGCAAGATGAATCTTACTCTCGACAGGCCCATACGTTGGGACTTTGTGAACCATTCGAACAGACCCTCTTGAATTATTAATGGTGCCAGCCGTTGGAACTGTAGTCAAAGCTTGGGCAGATATATCAGGCGCTGCAAAAGTGGTAATCTGCAGTTGATCTTCTACGCTAGCAGCAAACCCTACATTCCAACCTGAAGAAGACGTAACTCTATACCTTCGTTCCGAAAACTTAATATCTCCGTGAACCTGAGTTTCAGCCACCCTTCTTAAAGAGCTAGCCTGACTATTGATATTTGGCGCTACGGTAGTATTAGCGAGTGTAATTACTTGAGTGCAGGCTACTAAGTCTTGAGCTTCAATCCCAAAATAACAGTCAAAGCGCATAGCTGTAACATTTACAAAAGGCAACCGCTGCACTGCAAGAACATCGTTAGCCGAAAATTGGGTATTTACAAAATACCCGGCGTTGTTAGTTTGGGTATTTGTGCCACCTGAAGGTAAACTATTTGTAAAGCTAGCATTATCCGTATCCCCTGTCCCGTCATCGCTAAAAGTATTGGTATTATTTAAAATGCTATACCACATGCGAGCGCCCATATTGTGGTGACCAGCAACTGAATAGTTCCCGTAACCAGTGGATTGCAATGCGTAATCCCAGTAAAGACATTCAGCTCCAAACCGGTTATCAAACTTTACTTCATCATCTACTACACCTGCGGGAACGTACCGAATATTCCGAGTAGGTAAAATTTCAGATTGAGGAAAAGGTCTATTTATCTGAGTGTTGTGCGCTACAAAATTAAAAACTCCTGATCTATTCGCAGAGTTAGGTAACGGGGTTCCTGGAAGAGTTGTATCTGCGTAATAATATGCATCGTTAGTATCCGCAATCTGCATAGTATGGTGATTGCCATCAGTAATAGAAGGATGACCACTTATGTCGTCTGGGTACTCTTCCATTGCCATTAAAACATACTCAAGACGCGTGTATACTTTTTGAGGCAAAGCAGGCTTTGCTCCTAGCAAATCGTGAGGCATTGCAGCCCCTTTGTTGTAGTGCACTTTAACGCGATCAGAAAACTCCGAATCCCACACGCTTAAGCTAGCCTGACTGGCGTCGTCAACATCAAAGTAGTCGTTTGTAGAAAAAGCACTTCCATCCGCTTTTTTCGGATCTCCTGCAGCATCCCGGAGAGCGTTTGAAACAGCAGAAGATATAGGAGCGCCTGGAGAAGTACCTGCAAGAGAAAGAAGATTGTTACGCAAGGGAGCGTTTACCGGAGATACAGTAGAGTAGTCTCTATACTCAGTCCCTCCCTCGCCCCATACCGAATAGTGATTTGCGGCCCCAAAATGGATTGGAGTATGGGCTAAAACTAAATTGTTAGAATTAGTGCGTTTTGCATGATATAGTACGGCTCCTTTTATTCCAGTCGGCAACTCCAAGTACTCAAACCGCATTTGAAATGCGTGATCCTTGTCTGCTTGAAAATCAAAGTCACTTACGTTTTCAAACATCCAGCCTAAAGAAGGTACACGATGATGTCGGACTTTTTCCCCCGCTAAAACTACAGCAGAATCTACAGATGCAGCGCTTAACCCACTAGCATTCCAAGTATACGTAGTGCCTACAGGAAACCCCGTTGGGTATGTTTCGTTGTCGTTTTCCCAATACCCGCACTCCCCAAAGTGAAAAGCTGTTTGATTGGTAAAAGCTTTAGCCGTACCGCGCGTATGAAAGTATTTTACAGTGTCAAATTCAGCATCACCGCTGACAAAAATCTGACGGTCATTTTTTAAATACTCTAGGGCGTTCTCATGGTTGTCTACTCCATTAGTAGACGTAGATTCTAAGATAGCTTTAAGAGTTGCTTTTGGGTTAATTGTACGCGTAGTTCCTGTACTTACTGTAGCAGAAGCTGTGGCAGTTATAGGAACCGCAATAGTCGAGCTAGCCGCTCGTCCTGGGATATGGTAAGCTCTAGTTTGAGACCCATCCTCTCGAATATAAGATACATAAAAAGCATACACCTCGTCTGGTTGAAACCGTGACGTCTCGGGTTCCTCCGATGGTTGCGCAGTAACACCTCTACTTAAAACCCATATAGGTTGAATTTTATTAGCAATCTGCTGTAAATCTACAGGATCTGAAGGCGTACTAACATTTCCTAAGTAAAGGCGGTTTTCATGAACTTCTAAAGAACCTGCAGTCTGGTAAGTAGTCGCGCCTACTATTACGTCTTCTAAAACTAATGCTTCGATAGGAGTTCCTTCAATGTAAGAGTTTAGAGTAGCCCCTGTAATTAACCCTGATGCACCTATGAAAGTACTCGGGCTGTTGTTTACAAATGCTAAAACGGCAATTTCGTATCCTTCGTAGTTTGTATCAAGATTTGTAAGCTCTACAATAAACCCAGCAGAGTCCGTTACTGTAAAAGGTCCATGTATTGGGCCAAAAGAGAGCTTGGTTTTGTCCTTCATAACATACCTAATAGCCAAAAAATAAGAACCTTCTCCAAGAGAGCCTGAAGTTCTTACATCTAACTTTAAGTTGGCCTGCTCTCTCGTTGCAAATAAGTATTGCAACCCGTGCGGCGGCTGCTGAGCTGCTGCAACATCTATATTTATAGATAGAGGTTTATCTATTCCGTCTGAAATAATTAGAATACGTTCGTTATCCGTATTGCGAAAAGAAGCAAAGTCATAGATTCTAGCACGGTTGAACACTAAAGCCGAGTCATTGTAAACTACACTAAAAGTATTCGTGGCGGCAGTATAAAGCACCACTTCCTCACCCCCTGTTGCAGCATTTGACGCTACAGTTAGGAAAACAATATCTCCATTTTCATAAGCGTGTTGCCCAACAGCGTGTCTACTCTGATGGGTAGCTAGTGCAGTGTGCCCTGGTTCTTGCATTAAACCGTCGAACGTTTTGTCATACACCCAGTTACGCGCGTGACGATACGTATTAGGCGGTTGCGCATCCGGAGATACGTCTAAGTTCATGCCTTTGATAGGTTTCATCGCTGCAGTCTCTCTTGTGTGTTATTCCCAATAAAGAAATCGGAGTGTGCATTCATGTTGGGAACCATTCGTACCCACATGTTTTTGAAGCTCTCCATCTTGTCGATGCTCGGGTATGCTGCATCGTTCTGTGCAGCCACACAGTAATGCCCCCACTTTTGATCGGCTATCTGCCAATTCAGAAACGGATGAGTGTAACCCCCCATAATCATCTGTCTTAGAATGTACCATTCGAGTGCCTGCTTATAATAAATGTTGTCCGGAATTTTAGGGTAACCGTCATCGCAAATCGGATAAGCAGTGTAATGAACTTTTATAGTGCCCTCTTCAAAAGAAGTTTGAATGTAATCCGGATTAATAACATAGTAGTCTCCTCCTCCGTAAGAAGAAGCTTTTATGGTTTTCTGCTGCTTGTACGTACTGTTGCCTGTAGGATGCTCATTTGCTACAGTTTGGAACACTGCTCCTGTGGTAATCTCAGACGCATTATAAGGCTGTGTGTTAGTAGTACGAGGAGCATTAGGTAGATCATACCCAGTCGTATCTGTTCCGTAGTGCAAATGGCTCCCATTGTATTCTACCTGAACAATGTCGACAAGCTCGCACGGGAGTAAAGCACGGTGATTAGAAATAGTAAGCTCCATTGCTTTTTTCTCTAACCCAGTAAAATACCCGATAAACTCGAGAGCCTCACCCATCCACTCCACAGAGTCATTGACCCATGTATCTGTAGTAGGCTTTAAATCACGAAAGACTTTCGCAATTACAGCTTTAGATGAGACTGTTTTGTAGATCATGTTTTGTAGTTCAAGTGTGCGAATTCATCAGTTTTTAACTTCTGTACGAGCTTACGTCGATTACCGCTTTGCCCTGCAGTAGGAGCAAACGTGTACACACTCTTGTTCTTAACCAAACACCTATGCTTGTCCCAGTTCCACCTATAATAAAAATCATCGGTGTAATAAACAAGCTTCTTTATCCCCTGTTTCTTTAGGCGATTGGTCTCTCCCCAATCTATTGTAGGCTTGTTAAAGGTACGCGGTATCTTTTTAATTCTTAAAGAGCCAAGTCTTTGACCCATATTAAATACCTGCCCCTCTAGTAGCCGATCACTTACACGTTTATTAAACGCTGTAATAATATGCTTATACAACGAATAAGTAATTGTTGTACTAGGATTCTGTTTCTTAAACCATCTGTAGGAATCTTTAGTACTATACCTACTCGCTGAGCTGTACTTCGTCGCTGTCATTCTGCCGGTTTTCTAATTGCATTTCAGTAGAAAGAATGCTTTGCGTAACACGCTGCACCATGTCCATAGAAATAGGATACTGTTTATCTTCTGAAAATATTGCGTCGCCATCGCAGCACAAGTACGCCGCTAACTCTTGAGGCTGTTCAAAAATACCTTTTAATAAAATCTTAGACGGACGAGCATTCAGTACATAAATGCGATCATTCGCATAGATATACCTTGCTCCGTCTGCAGTCCACTTATTGTGTTTAGCGTATTCCGCTTGTACCCCAGTAGTGCGCTGGTAAGGCTCTTTAGCGTCCACTGTGCCAACGTACGCAAACTCACTGCCGTCATATATCCTTACAGGTCTAGGAATAGTCTTCTTAGTTCTCCAAACTGTGCAGCCGATATCTTCAGTAGAGCAGCACTCCATAGCACTTGCCGCTTCCATTTCTAAGCAGTCAAGCTTTTGTAAAAACTGGCTTGGCAAGCTATGATTACGTTTTTGGTCTTGGCGGATAAACTGCGCACGGTAGTATGCCACATGAAACTTTAACCGCTCCAGCAGTACCGCGTCATCCGCTTTTTCTACCTGCAGCGCAATGTTGTATACAATTTCATTTAACGTTGCCATGGCAGCTGGTTTTTATCTACAGAACGCACTACAAAGTAGCCGCCAATAGTAGTCATTAGAATAGTTTCATACATCTTAATCCAAGCGTCTCGCACTTCAACAGGAGAGAGTGTATCAAGCAAGATGAAAACCAAAAACATAAAAGTCAAAGACATTACAATCAAGGGACGTACATTCCTCGAAAGCCAACTCTTAGATCCTACATCAGCTGTCCAACGTTTTGTAACGTTCTCTTCTAATGCAATACGCTCTTGTTGTTCAAGACGTTCGAACTCTAGTTTTTGCTCGTGGCTAAGGCTACTGTCTGCATTTACAAGGTTCTTTACTACGCCCAGAAGTCCGGCATCAGGTAATGCGTCGGCTACTGTTTCAAAAATCTTGGGCGCTTTTTCTTTTAGCCACGACCCTAGTTTAGTGTCGCGGAGTTTGTCCATTAGAACTTAATTGTAAAGTTGAAAAAAGTAACTGAGTACATTTTAGAACTCAGGTCAACAATAAAGTCAAACACCGTTATAGTGCCGATTCGAAGCTTGTAGATAAATTTATCTCCGTGCTTATTTGGGTTACCCCATCCGTTCTGGAATTTCATCGAAGTCATAGATATTAATAGTTACGGTACCTCCATCTGCAAGATGGTTTGCTATAGGCGGGTACACATCAAAATACGCCTGGGTGCTATTATACAATTCAAATTCTCCATCCTTTACTCGCTTTGGCCCATAGCCGGTAAGCAAGCATCCTGCTGTATCCTCCTCCGTGTTGCCACAGTGGATTAGTATATACTTAAAGTTTGGTACGTCCTGAAGCCACAACATTCCTTTGTGAATGTCTTTAAAACGTTTGCTATACTTCTGGTGGTAACCACCGAAGTCTCTGAGCTTAATATCGTATACGCCAGCCGGGATGCGCGTTTCTGCCATCACCTTCTCGTCACGATGCTCATCCTCTAATGTAAAGCAAAGATACTTTCTTTTGTCTTTGCCTTTACTAAGAAACAAAGTTCCTAGTGTACTGTCCTTGCCGGTACTCATACGGTACAGTTCTAACTTCATATGTTTTGGCTTTTTCATTTTCTAGTTTCTAAACAATGATGTCTTCTTCAGATTATATGGTGTCCTCCACCCAGCCCTGTTCAAAATCTAAAATCAAAGCCCTAATCTCGGCGTGAGTGTACTCGGTTGAAGCTAAAACAAAATTAGGCT